GTTGCCTCCGTAGGCTCGTCTACTGAAATGGTTTCAGCGACTACCTCTACAGGTTCAGACGCTTCAATCGTCTCTACCACAGTGTCTTCTTCAACGGCTTCGACAACTGGTTCAGCTTTTTTACGGCTGCGTCCGTTAGTCTTTGCCGTTTTTGGTTTAGCAGGTGTTACAGGTTTATCACTGTTAGTGACCACTGCAATTTCTGCTTCACCATTGTCATTGATTGCAACATCTGCTGAATCAATATCAAGGGCTGGAAATGTCCCTGCCATGTACTGTCGTACAGCCAGTTCCATTTCACCTTGTGTAAGTGTGATAATCATATTGGTTATCCTACGTGCATCGTGTATTGAGGTAAGCGTAAAAACGCTGTCATCTGTTTGAATTGATCACAAAGTATTCCAGCGTGGATAGCACCCACTGCATCAGCGATGTGCTCGTTCTTGTTACTCAACACCATCTCTCCCTTACTTTTATGACGTATCCAATCCGCATCCGGATAAAGATTCGTAGCCCAGTTGATCATTTCAGCTTTACTGGCAGTTTTAGAACCAACAGCAGCAAGCTTTACTTCACTGGGTGTGACTTGAATAAGGGGCTTATTAATGGAAGCAAGTAAGCCTATGCAAACACCATAGCTCGCCATAGAGCGGGCTGATTGGCTGCCTACAGGCACTTCTACAAAGACTAGCTCAACATCCTTAATAAACTCTTGAAAGCCGTCATACAGCGCTCTGGCGCGTCTGAGATCATCAGAGTTTTTGCGTACAGATTTGGCGCTGGTTTTATCAGCTTGAGAGTTAACAAGTTCGAGTGCATCGATTGATGCAAGAGTAGGGGTGCCCGATAAATCGAGCGTCCCTTTAGCTAATCCAAAGTTGGATAAACTTGGATCAATGCCTGCTATCAGCATTAAGCAAACAAAGAGTTTACTGGTGCTGGTTTAGAGGCTGGCTGCATTGGAGCAGCAGCGTTAGCAGTTGGCGCAGACGCCATTTGCTTTTCTTCACGTGGGCGAAGTGCTAACTCTTTTGCAGTTTCAAACGGAACAAGCGCTTTCTCTTTAGCGTTACGACCATCAAAGACTGCATCAGTATTCTGATCTGTCCATGTGTTGATGTACGTTGCTTCAGGTGCTTGACCAGTGATCTCTGCAACTGTCATATCGTCAGATGCGCGGAACACTTTGTTGATCACGTATTCAATACGGAAATCACCGTTTGGTACGTACATACCATCGTCAGATTGTGACGTCATAGCACGTACCTGTTTACGGATGCCCAATTTTACTGGCTTGTTTACTAGATCAGTAAACATCTGCACAGTGGTTGGTACTTCCGCTTTTGCTTGGTAGTCGTACAGTTTGATGACTTTCTCTTCAGTAGAGATTTCACCGATACCTTTACCTGCTGCAAGTAGCGCAAGGCTGTTGGCTACAACGAAGCCTGGAAGGTACTGTTTCTTACCATTTTTATCTACATAGTAGTTGTTACCGCCTTTGGCAGTACCTGATGTCATGTAGACAGTCTCACGGTAGTTTGCACCACCGCTTGATTTGAAATGCAGAGCCAATGCTAATGCACCAGACTTTGCAGTGTGTAGGTACGCGTATGTAATTGTACCGTCGTAGATTTTTGAAGCATCGATGCGCTCATAGCTAGCCGATACAACGTTAGTATCTAGTGCAATGGCGTCATCTGTTTGTAGTGCAGCTAGTGCTGTCATAATTACGTCCTCCTATTAGGCGTAGTACTCATGTAAACGATCCAGAACTTTCTGGCAGTCGTTGTCGGTGAACGTCTCGTTAGTCTCAAACAATCCGATTGGGCCGCGTAGACGTTCGTTAGTAGTGTCTTTAGTGATCTTGGTTTGGAACACATATTTGAACCCAAGGGCTTCTTCTTCTGCTGTTACATTAAGCAGATCAGACTTGTAGCCTTCGAGGGTTTTGAGAGGCATCTTCTTCGTACCAATAACAATGGAGAAGTAGCTCTCAATACCTTGGTTTTTCAGTGCACCTTTGACAGGTACATTGGTTTCCATCGACATAGTCGCTTCATTAAGCGTGTCGAGAGTGTGCGCCAAACAGATAACATTCTTAGTCGATTTGGCGACATGGTTCTGCATAAGACGCTTGAAGTACTGTGAGTATTCGCCCCACGCTTTCATGGTGTTGGCAGCGTTGAGGACGTACACAGACTCGTACATATCCATTAAGTAAGTAATGGAGTCGATAACGATGGTATGAATGTCAGGCATGGTTTCAGCGTGCTGAAATGCCTCTTCAATCTGTAGCGGGTCTGTGATCGTGAATTCTTTGAATTTAGATCGGAAAGGAAGTTTCTTGCCGGATTCGCAGTTCAGATACATCACACCTTCTGGGTTTTTGATGTTCATGAGTGATGCGGATTTGCCGGACGCAGATTTGCCTCCGATCAATACGAGATGATCGTTCATTGGTTCCTCCTGGAATTAAAAAACCACATAAGGGGGCGGATGCCCCCCGTGTGGCAGAGTGTTAAGCAGCGGGTGCTAGACGAGCGTAGTGCTTAGCGGCAGTTACCATGATGGTGTTTTGAATCTCATCATCAGGTAGTGGATCAGGCAGCTTCATGTTGAGGTTACGTACAGACTCTTCGACGTCGCTGAGGCTTTTACCGCCATCGACTAGCAGAAGTGCATAACGAATAACATTGTTACTGCGATTACCAACGCCTGTGTTGTTTACAAACCAACGTTCTAAGTTGGAGAGGCTTTGCTGTGATATTAGACGTTCTTTACGTTCTTCGTTTTTAGAAGTGCGTGGAATGAACGCTAGTGGATCAAACATGATGCCATCTTGTGTAAACACGTTGCCTTGGAATGACTCCCACTTACGAGCACGTTGGCCCGTTTGGTCGTCAACACTGAATGGAAGCCAGTCGTAGACTGACTGCATAAACTCTTTGTAATCAGAAGAGTCTAGATTCAGTGTGTACTTCATTGGGATAACAATTCTGAAGCGATCTTCACCAGCCGTCTGATGACGTTTTGTGGTGTAGAACATAGCTTTATAGTCTTTTAACAGATCTTGAGCGACAGCAAGCGGAGTGCCGCCATCAACATCTATGACAATCAGATTGAATCCTGGTTTAGCCTTCTCTTCGCATCGATGGCCTTCAAGTACATGGTGGGCAACCCAGTGATATCCGTTGGCTTGGGTTAACTGTCCCAACTGATCCCATGTGATGGTTTCGTTGAGATAGTTGTAAGCAACGTGATCACTGTAAGCAACGGTTAGCTCATCTGTATTGGTTTCATCTAAGGTTTCACCCTTGAGGAATTCAATACCTTCTTGGTAATTCTTTTTGATGATTACGTGGTTTGCGTAACCCCAAGCGATTGCCAAGGTGAGCATGTCTGCTTTAGCAGCAGCCGTACCTTTATAGAATGGTAAGTCCATATCTAAGTCAGCGTGAGTCAGTGGACGTTTCATCTCGCCAAGATACTTGGCAAGTTTGACGTACGGACGATCACGAGTCATGAGCTTAGCAAGTTGTTCGCCGGACTCTTCTACTACCGCAACTGCGTTGTAGATATGGTCTGCGTTCACAACAGGGGAGCCGTCAATAAAGGCATAGGCTGCCGCTAGCTTCCGAGCTTTGAAATGGCGATGTTCCATTTCTGTACGACGAATAACGTCGAACTCCGCAAGCTCGTCTGCTCGATCTTGGCACCAGATTTGGTACTCAACACAGAGCAGTTCCTCATCACGCTCGATGAGTATTTTGCGGTTGAAATTGCTTGGATCAGCGAGGTTCATCAAATGCTCGGCGAAGTCTTCAACCCACGTATATACGGTGGCGTCAGAACGAGCATCAAGTATTTCACGAGCCGATTTAGTACGGCTGCGATTTACTTCACGTGAGAATCCAAACAAGCTACGACGGGCATAGCCCTTTTCCTGCATTGAGTAAAACTCTTCTTCAGTCTTTGAGCCATCCAATAAAGAGGAGGGCGTACCGAACATCAGAACGTTAGTTGGCGTAATGCCTTTTACTTCACTCAAGCGTTGGTTCTCTTTGGTATTTTTTACCAAGGATTCCTTGATCTCGCCTCTGTCGTAGAGTTCAAGTACCTTTGAGAACGCGTCTGCGTTGCCTGTTAGATTGTCGCCAATCTCGTCAATTTCAAAGTTAAGCGCACCGGCACTAGCTAGTTTCAGCTTGTGTCGGAATTGCTTTAGTGCTGCAGGCGTAGCGCTGTCGAATTCACTGAGCCATTCACCAGAGGCTTTAAACTCAGCTTCGAGCAGCGATAGCTCTTCATCGGGATCACTGGCATTACGAATTGCTTTGCGATTAGCAAGCTTAGCCATGTGAACACGCGATACATCAGGAAGGGTCTCCTCCTTAAAGCGATCAAAGAACAAGTGAGTTACTTCACGTTCCATGAAACCTTTGGATTTACCTTTGCCTGCACCTGAAGGAGCTAGGTTGATGGCATATACGTTAACGGGGAGAGTACGCCCATTGTAGAGCTTAATCTCCGTACGCATTGTGGATGCCATCTTCGCAAAAAAATAACCAACCATGACACGGAAGAAGTTAGGGTCTTCGTTCTCACACTCTTGCATGAGTACTTTGACCAACTTTTCCTGAGCAGGATGGTAACTAATCTTAGACTGATCAAACTGTTCTAATTCACGCATAAGAGCCTCCCTTAGACTGGGAAGGCATTGCGATCGAACTCACCGCGATAAATGCGGCGTAGAGTGCGTTCAGACTTATGCATGTGCAGTTCAGCGTTGATCACTTTGTAAAGATCAAATACGTCAGTGCATGGTACGCCTGCAACCGTTTTATATTTACGGTATTGAGAGTACATCATGCAGATTTGATCAAACATAGATTGTGTAATGATTGCTTTGCAGCGTTTTTTACGAGCCATAACTCCTCCTAGAGTTTTAGTTCACCGGATGCAATGTACTTGTCTTTCTGAGTACAGACAGTAAATGCATCACAGTATTTGCATGCGACGATCTCTCCAGGCACTTCTTTAACCTCACCGCCATTCATACTGGCGTGAGTGACTGCCTCGATTCGATCTTCGAAGTTTTTAGTTGCGCGTTTTTGTCCTGGTTTTTTGTAGTATTTATAAAGCGTTTTCTTACGCCATAGATCTTCGTCAGTACATTCAGGAATGTCCGACTCAGGTGCATTTAAATACTTTTTAATTTCAGCGACACGAGTGCGAATATAATGCTCAGTTTCCGGTAAACTTTTTAACGGAAGCTTATATTGCATAACGCGAGTATCAGGATATTTAGCTTCAACACGAGCACGTGCTGAGGCCCAATCAGTGAATATAAAATTAATCGACATTTCATCGTCGGTTATTTTAGTTGGATTAAGCCAGCGATAAATACTGCCTTGCATAATATATTTATCGTCGTTGGTTTTATTTAAATAGGTATATACGGATGTAGATTTAAAATCCTCTACACGACCTTCAGCAATAAAGTCGAATTTACCGCTGATAATAAAACCATCTATTTCGCGCTCACTGCGTTGTTCTAAATAAACTGGTATTGCCCCGTTATTTAATTCGTCATCAGTTGGATTAACTTTGACCCGATCAATAACTTTTTGTGGGACATTTAAATTAGCTAGGTTGGCTTTATAGTTATCAACCCAAGCACCTTCAATAGCATCGTGGATTGCCGTACCGATACGTGAAGCGATGACATCAGTAACGTCTGGTACTTGAGCATCTGGACTGACTCTAAGCCCTAGAATGAGCTGGCGCAAAGGCTTGATCAGGCTGGTAGCGCTAATATGATTAGCACGATCATCGTGATCGTAGGTGTCGTGAGTAAGCCATACAGCAAGTGATAAAGGCAGATTCGCCTTATTAGTATAGGCAACAGTCATAATAAACTCCGTTGAGTTAAGAACGTATTAAACCCAACGGATGTTGGGTATTAATCGACGAGTATAGGTTCGGTAGGAATAAAGCGAGGTGCTTTTTCAGTAATCATGAAGCCTAGCGTATTAATGTAGCTAAATCCATGATCAATATAGAGTTCGTTTTCAGCTTCAATAATAGACCAAACATGGTCACGATCTAATTTATTTTCAGCTAAATAAGTTTCAGCATCGTATCTAAGCATTAGGCACGAGCCATTACCATAATCAAAACCCATGCCGGGTTTATATGGATTGGGGATAGGATTTAATCCTATAAAGTCATTCTCAGTAAACTGAGTTTCATTTTTAATAAACATGAGAGCATCCTTAAATTAAAACCCACCGAAGTGGGCGGATGCCCACCGCTTATAATCTACGCCAAAAGTGTTTAGCAGTATTAAATTTACTGCAGCGGATTATATGCGGGTTAATTAAAAATAGTTGGGAGTCATCGCTTACAGATAAATCTAAGGCGATTATTTCATTGGATTTTAATTGTTTTAAAAACCCTAGTTTTTTAAGTTGAGTGAGTGCACGTGAGTGAAGTTTGTAGACATTGCCTGATCGACTTTCAAATGGCAGTGGGTAACAAGCGTAGTTGGTGTCTGTATCACGATAATGATTGATCTCTACGAACAATCGTTGTGATGCAGGAGGCAGCTGAACAAAGAGCTCTAGCAGATCGTATTTCTCATTTTTGGTAGACGTTGAGAAAGGTGAGATCGCTTGAAAGCGTCCTAGTGTGTTTCGTTGTTTGTGCTCAACAGTAAGCTTTACATCGGTTGGGAGTTCAACTCCCATCCATTTAGCGGTTTTTGTGGGCATTCTATATCCTTAAAAATCTACCTCTAAGGTAGATAATTAGCACAAAAATCTACTTCTAAGGTAGATTTTTAAAATGCTAAGTTGTTGATTTTAAAAGGAATATTGGCGTGAAGACTGCCTATATATATTTAAATAACTCTATTTAGTTGCTAAATCAAGTACTAATTTAACAAACCTAATCAACGTTACGGATGTAACGAGGGGCACTTTTATAACATAGATTATTAGTAACTTTAAATGAGTATAGGTTGTAGCCTATATGCTTAGCGAGCGCTTGGAGCACTGGAACGAGCATGGACGTCAGTCCACGCGCAGTGTAGAGTGCGAGAAGAGATAGCGAGCTGCGCAGAGTATTAATAATAGTATTATTATAAGTACGTCTAAGAGTACGGGTTAGAGTACGAAGTACGGATTGCCAATGGACGTCAAGTGGGCGTCAGTAACGCTACAGATCCCATGTTTACTCAGTTCTAAAGTCCGGTCCGGGGCACCATTTTCAGATTTTCCATACCTTTACAAACTTCTAATATTACCTTCTAAAGCCCAATATACGGGCATTTCAGGCAGTTAGTCTGCTTGCTATGGTTTTACTCTTACTGGCATAATTCCACACCTTTCTGCGATGAAGGACGTCAAAAGACGTCAAGTCGGACGTCAATGGAGTGGTTATGGCGACATTTAGAAAAAGAGGATTACGTTGGTTTGCTGAGGTGAAGCTTAATGGTGTGCGTAGGGGTAAAACCTTTGACACTAAAGCTCAAGCAAAGAACTGGGCTGCTGCCGAGGAAACTCGGATTAACAGCTTAGGGGCTGGTGTAAGCCAAACACATACACTGGGTGATGTGATGGAGCGTTACTTAAGTGAAGTGTCTCCGACAAAGCGAGGAGCTAAGTGGGAGAGTAATAGAATTATTGCTTACCTTCGCCATGAGATCTCTACAGTAAAGTTAATGGATCTGAAGCGAGAGCACTTTGAAGATTTAATCGAAGAACGTCTCAAGTCTGTTAAGCCAAGTACAGTTAACCGTGATCTGAATCTCATCAGTAACTGTCTGACGTATGCACGTCGTTGGAGGTTAATGGATCACAATCCATTTGATGACTTGAAGCGTCCAACCGATCCTAAGCACCGTGAGCGTCTTATCTCTGTTGAAGAAATCGAAGAGATATTAATTAGCTTGGGTTACGTAGAAGGGGTTAAGCCAACTCTAAAACAGCATTATGCAGGATATGCATTTTTGTTTGCGATAGAGACAGCGATGCGTTTAGGTGAATTAACTGGCTTACGTCCTGAAGATGTCAATCTTACAAAGCGTGTAGCGCACTTACCATTAACTAAGAACGGCTCGGCTCGCTCCGTTCCACTCAGCTCCCGTGCCGTTCAGCTATTAACTATGTTAAAGCCGTGGGAGCATGAGACTATCTTTCAGATGTCTTCAGAACAATGTGGTGCGTTGTTTCGTAAGGGGTTAGTGAGAACCAGGATAGAAGATTTAACGTTTCACGATACTCGCCATGAAGCGATTACTCGTTTAGCACGTAAGGTAGAAGTATTAGATTTGGCTCGAATAGTGGGCCATAAAGACATCAAGATGTTGATGCGGTATTACAACCGAACAGCTGAGGATATTGCTGCTCAGTTGGATTAATGTTTTACAGCCCACTTAATAACGTCCTGAGCACGCCACAGAGCGTTGCTACGCTGTCCTCTACCGTTTGGTAGGCGTATGGCTTGGGGAAAGCTTTCTTGCTTGCTAGTGTGGTCTCTGAACGTTGTAGGTGATTGGCGTAAGTAAAGTGCGCAATCCTTACCGTTCCAAAGAGTTGTTTCATCTGGATGGCTCACCGCCAACCGCTGCGCTATGGCGTTCGCCAATAGATCATAATCAATTGATAAATCAGTCATTGTGTTCTCCAAAGGTAGTGCCTCTGTGCGAGGCACAAGCCTTAGTGAGTAGTTGAAGTTTCGTCTTCCATTTGGGAGACATCAACGTACCAAGAGGTGCCAATTTTTTGAGCATTTGGTAACAGTCCGTTGTTTGCCCACCGTCTTACTGTTGCCGGTGAGGGCGGAGTCACAAAATACTCTTTTCGCCACTCTTCAAGTGCCATCAGTTTAGGGTGATTCATGATTATTCAGCTTATTTTAGTAAGCTGCCTTTGTTAGTGGTTTTAGTCTCTTTAGACCAATGAACACCAATCATGTTGCCAAGCAGTTTGGTAAACCAAGATGGTGCTTTATTTTGTGTAACCTCACCTTTGAATACGGTTTCAGTTTCCGTAATAGGTGCAGGTAAAGGAGGTGGTGTACGTACAGCAGTGCCACGAACATATTTTTCGTTAAAACACTTTTTGTAAATTGCAGAGCGAGTGCGGTTAAACACTTTTTCTAGCTCATAGATTGATACGCCAGCGGCGTACATATCTTTAAGCAGTTTTAATTCTTTGCGTGACCAAGCACGACGTTTGATTTGTGTAGTCATAGTTTCTCCAAGAGTAAATATCCAAAAACCACCGGATGGTGGTTATTTATAATGTTTACTTTGTAATTTATTTAGGGTGTTATAATCCTACTTTAGCGCTCATTTTAAACCTTCATCACCCTTCTCTCGCCATAATGTGCAGTAATCTGCTCACTAGCTTTGTTTTTTAGAGCTAATGAGCAGATATAGTTACATCAACAGATCAGTAATGATGGCTTTTACTTGCTTAGCAATTTCGATGTGCTCAGCCTGTGTACCATTACCTTCACGTACATCAATGTAGTGAAGCCATGAACGCAGTGTGCCTGCCATATACATGCGTGAGCGCGTATTGCCTTCAGGCAGTACAGCGCGAGCTTGTTCTTTAGCAATGCCATTTTGAAGTGCCCACTGGTACGCTGTTTCAGCGGCAGTAATGACACTGTCTTGACGGCGATCCCAAGCGTTTTGTAGATCCTGGTCTTTAACTGCAATTGAGTTCTGACGGTTCTTTTGATCCTGTAGGCGAGCTTCACGTAGATCAAAGCCTAGCTTTTCTGTAATGGGATCAGCGTAGCGTTGTGAGAACTCTTGGAAACTAAAGCTGCGATGGCGCAGTATCTGACGAGCGATGTCACGAGTTGTATTGATCTCCATAGTAAGAGAGACCATTTCAAACGGTGACCAGTGCTTTTCACGCATGAGATAGTTAAACAACTTCTCAGCTGTATCAGTGTTGTCTTGGTTCTTTGGGTTTGAGACACGTGCGCAAAAAACCACCAACTCTTTAAGAGTGGTGGCTTCTGGGATACACGGCTCACTTTTACAAACAAGTGAAACAGTGTTCATTAAAGTTCCTTTTAAATTTGGCTTATATTGACTGTGTGGCGTTCGACTTCACCGTACTCGATGTGAACCACGAGGGCTTTGGTGTCTTGTCCCGCTCTCCATCCACCGCTGTAGGCATAATTGTCTTTGGCGGCAAGGGTTCGAAAGCTCTCCACGGTACATCCCCCGTACTCTTTGCGAGAGTCGTGGTGAATGTGTCCCGTTAACCAATAACGATTGGCACAATCTCCCCAGTCAGTTGCTCTATCGGTAGCCATGACGAGAGGGAGTTTGTCAGCTTTGGCTTGGTGCCCGTGATGCACTCCAAAGAAATTATTTCCAAATCGGAAATATTGGAACGCGTCGTTTTTACAATGAATAACGACTCGAGGTTCGTTTTCGTACATGTGTTTCAGTGCAACCATTAAGAACATTGATGAAACATCATCGTGATTACCAATAGCGGTAATAACTTCGACGTGTTCATGGTGTTCAAGTGCTGACTTAATCATGCGACGCATAATCTTTACACCTACATCGACCATGCTGAGATAGTCTTTGTCAGTATCAAGATGATGCCCGTTGCGGCTAGTAACGCCTGCTACGTTGTCGTAGTGGAAGTAGTCACCTAAGTTACAAATGACTGCACGTTTACAGCTAGGAGTGGTTTTAACAATGCGATCAAACGCATTGAGAAAGACTTTTTCTGCAATCTCCAAGTCCCAATCGGTGCCTGAGATTTCTTTAAGCGCTGACATACCAATGTGTGGATCACCTAGTGGGTAGATCGCCATTAGATTGTGATCAGCATAACCTGTGTAGGCTGAAGGCTCTAGCTGAGGCAACTCAGCAACGAGCGCTTCAGACATGTCACTCATAAGACGCGCTTGAGCTTCTTTAGCAACATCCGTTTTAACCCACTGACTTTTGACGTTACCGTCTTCGTCGTAAAGGGTAGAGACGCCTTTAACAATGTGAGATTTAGGTGCTGTGTGCGTCATGTCGTGCTCAGGTGCATAGCCCTGAATAGCTGCACGATCTTTCATGCGTTTTACAGCTTTACGAATATTTCGTTCTGATACACCTAATGCTGTAGCAGCCGCTTTTTGCGTCTGATGTTCAACAAGGGCATCCAATACTTCGTGTTGTCGAATAGTTTCGGCGTACTCACGGTACTGTTCGTAGTTCATGCTGACTCCAAGTTAATTGGTGTCGGCTTTGGTTCTTCTCAGGTTTATGCGCACTTATTAGCAGGTTTGCACATAGGGATCTCTTCAAGGAGAGCCGCTTGTGCTTTGAGCGCTTTGTTTTCAGTTTTAAGGTTTGCAATCTCTTCTTGCAGGATTTCAGTAATCACTGCCTGGTTAAGAGATTGCTGAGTTACTGGACGTTGAAAGTTCTCAGGGATCGCTTCTAGATCTTCTAGAAGACGGTTGAGATACACGTTATCGTCGTCAGTTCCTTCAAGCAGGGAGGTGATGCGTTCAAGATAGATGCGAGTTACTTCAAACACTTCAATGGCGTTCTCAAAAGAACGTAAGACTTCTGGAGAGTAGTCTGAACCAATGTCAGTGTGTGAGCGGTAGATCTCGCCATCAAGTTCTTCACCTAGTAGCTGAAGTTTGAGACGGATATCAGTTAGTGTGTCCATGATTAAATTCCGCTTTACGTTCGATGTACTCGTCAATGGGAACCAAGACAAACCGAGGTTGTTGACGGTACGTTATTAAAAGTTTTTCATCTTGCGTGGCATCTTCTGTGATCTCTCTGCCAAGCTCGCTGGTTGAGACTTCACGAATGTTCAGTCCAAGGCGAGGTACAGAGCGAATGTTGTGCTCACGCATTTTGAGATAAACAATGCAGGTACTAAGACCCAGCACGTTTGCAATTTCTTCTGCGCTGTAACAGTTCTCCCAGAGAACGGTAATGTCGCTGATTAATTTGCTATTTCTCATTTCTGATCCTGATGGAAAGCCCCAACGTGCCCTACGACACCAGATTGTGTCTTTGGTTACGCCAAAGTGGTGGGCAATTTTAGAGTCCGACCAGCCTTGCTTGATCATGCTAAGCACGTCGTCACGGTCGGTATCGAAAGGGGGTTTGTATAAAACCTTGTTCGGGCTTGTACGGGACATTCAGATTCCTGCGTATTAGTGATTGCTAAGTTGTTCTAGCATCAGCTCGTACGCAAGAAGGAATCGTTCCTCGTCGCTTTCAGACATCAGTTTAGTAAGGGATTCGCTGTAGAGTTGGGTAACTGGATCCAGCAGTACACATTCAAATTCTGTGTAACTGGAATCCGCCTCTCTCCATGAAAACGATTGCTGCGTTGCGTAGTGCACAACAGCGACAATACATTTTCGCGCTTTAACAGTTCCTTCAAACGTGTCTCGATACTCACTGAGTAGATTGACAGGCTTACAAGGTTGTTGGTTCATCATGGTTGTCATACTTCACCTCATTTACGGTGATATTTGTGGTAATCCTCACTGCAGTCAGCGTCACAAAAGATCTTCTGACTTGCGTGATCAAAGCGTTCGTCACACCAGTGACAATCGCCCTTTGGATTTAGTTCGCGTTGTTTGTTTCTAATTGCATTGATGCGTTGATCCAGAATGGCTTGTTCAATTGCATCAGTTGCGTCTAATAGATCACCCATTACGGTTCCTCATGTTCCAGTTCTAGAATGAATGCTAAACAGCACATAGCGTGTGATAGGTGAGGGAGGTTCGTTTCGGGATCTAGTAGCTCACCGGAACGGTAAGCATTTATGTGTCTTAGTGCAGCGGCTATGTAACGCTCTGAGGCGCTTTCTACGAGCCGCCAGTTGTTAGGGGCATACTTTGTTGCCCCAAAGGTTAAAACCTCTGCTAGAAGCTTCTCAGCCACAGGAGGGATTAAATCAAAGCGTGGTTTCTGTTGATCGTGCTTTACGCCTACAGAATTGACCATTGTTTCACTCCTGATAGTGGAGTTCCGTCTTCAGCACGCTTATAAGCGGGATCTGAGTTATAAGAACGTACATAATCAGGGCGAACAGCTTTTACTTCATCGCCATTTTGTAGACGTACGAGTAGTAACACTCCAGGGGAAGGGAAGTTACTTACGTCATGCCATAATCTTTCAACTGCCATAATGGTTCCTTAGATCTGAATAAAGTTGCCAGCTTCATCACGTTTATAATCAAAAGCGCGATTATCTTTAAACAGCTTAAATAAATCTTTTTCGTTCCAGTCGGTATTATCTGGAACAGCGAGCCAACCTAAACTAATAATTTGTTTTTGGTTTTGCTCATTAAATAATCGTTCGTGATGTACATTTAAAACATCAACGAGTTCATCGTTGTAATAAGGCTCTTTTGTCTGAATAACTTCAGACTTTATATATTCTTGCCCATGCACGTCCTTACCAAATACTGCTATAAAAACTGACCAGTGATATTGGAATTTAGTGAAGGCGTTAAATAACACTTCATCAAATAATATCTGCTTGTTGGTTTTTAAATTTACAGGTACAGGACTTTCACCTAGAACGTAGAGCATGCCTTTGTTTTTAAGGACTGCTTTGGAAGTGCGGCGGGCAGAATTATATGGGTTATACTTCTTAGTACGTTTCTTCATATAAAACCTTTTGCAAACCATAACTAAAATAAAATAAATTGCAATTTGTTTATGTTTTCTGCAACTAATAAAAAAGCCCCTAAGAAGGGGCTTAATTATTATTAGGCGGATGCCGCTTGTTTTAATTCTTCTTGGGAGACGTAATTAGGTAATTTAATTTCGTCAGCCCAAGTTGGATAAAACGCAGATAATTGTCCACCTAAACCTACTTCTGGATGATATATGTCAGGCAAGTTTTGCCACTCCATACATTCAACCAAGTTATTATTTAAATACTCGATAACGTCGATATTATCTCTGACCAGAAAATACTGAGCGTCATGGATATGCGCTACAGGTAATATGTCGTATCGGTATTTAGAGTTAAAAACACGTTCTTGCAGATCAACTGCAGCACGGTTGTTTAACAAGCCGTAGGATTGTCCCAAGGCATTACCAGCAGTACGCCCTTCTGCAAGGGCTTCTCTGGGTGCCGTATCTTCGTGCATGATGCACTTGGCAATAATGGGAGTACGCACGCGTAACCCAAATGCCACTTCAACGTAGCCAGTTTGTGAAGCTTTTTTGATCTTTTCTGCCACCCACTGATCTGATACTTCATACAGTTTGTGGTAGTTAGTTTCGATCTGTTTGGCTTCGTCTTCTGGCATGTTCTCGTTTTTCATCAACGTCATGTACGTGCCACCGTACGTGAGTGCAAAGGTAGGTGTCTTACTGCGCTGGCGCAGATCAGGGTACTTATCTTCGATTGAGTTGATGCTGCTTACACTGTTGGGATCTATGTCTGGCATTTCATCGCCAAAGTATCCATACGCACGTAGACAGTGACCATCGTAGCCATCGGTGTACACCTTAAGCTTGTTAGGGTCTTTAGTTGTCAGTGCTGAGATGCGATCCTCTAGTGAGGCAAAGTCTGCGCCCATAAAGAGCCACCCTGGTGGCGCTTCGAAGCATTTCTTAATGGGCTTGGCATAACTTGATCGAGTACTGGGGATGTTTTGCAGGTTTGGGCCTGAACTTGATAGGCGTCCAGAGACAGTCCCACCTAAGTTAAAGTTACCGTGCAAGTAATGCCATCCGGCTTTTTCGATGCTGTTATCTTCAAACGCTTTAACAAATGTGCCTAAGATTTTGTCAGCCTCAAAGAAACGAACCAACACAGTGATTAGCTCTTTAAGATGCTCGTCTTCGGTGTAGTTTGTTAGCTTCTTAAGCGTTTTGGCTCCTACAGCTGGCGCTCTTGAATCTGTCGTATCAACTACTGGAAAGTTTAGATACTCATAAAAAAGAGACTGAAGCTGGGGAGCAGAGTTAGGGTTAAACTGAATATGAGAGAAATCCTCAATCGGTTTAACCTTCTTTTTGAGTTTAGCATTGGCTTTAGTTTGCTCCTGTTCACGTAACATGTACGTGTACTCTTCGATGATTGGTGATTGATCAAAGAACTCTCGACAGCTTTGAATTTCTTGTTCAAGTTCTTGTCGGGTTTTTGCCACTGTACGGAGGTTAAGCGGCATGCCCGTCAGTTCCATTTGTAAAATGACTTTTACAGATGGCTTAAACAGTGATTCGTAGATGTCGAGTTGATCGTCTTCAATCATATTGACGAAGTGTTTGTTAAATACGTACCACGTGCTGAGACAGTCAACGAGGTTATACTCAAGTAACACATCTTCATCGATGAGTGAGATGTCATTAATGTCTGACTGGGCGTAGTTTCCGGCAAAAGCGTGAGCCTGATCTTTCAGGCTAAGCTTGTTGCCAGTAGTGGAATTCGTAGCCAAGTAGGTTATGAGCTTAGTGTCATGAAACCTTCTGGTTAGCTTTTGAATGCCATTTTGTTTGCCGTGTTCGTCAAGCATGTTGGACATGTACAGAACGTAAACCAACACTTTCATATCAAAGTTGGCGTTGTGGAAGATCAACGTACCTTGATACTCATCAAAGAAGTCACGCAATAGTTTGCGTACTTCATGATTTGGGTCGTCCTTAGCAAAGTCCACACGAAACGCTGTTCCATTATGCTGATCCCAAGCAAATGCAATCGTACCAATACCTGCTTCATTAAATTGCAGTGCATAGGTTTCGATGTCACAAGTAAGCTGCGGGTATTCATGCAGTTTTAGAAGAGTGTTTTCGATGTCGAACAGTTTGGTAGGGTAATGTGCAGAATGCACAATACCCGTGCCAATCGCTTGATACTTACCCTTGATATAAGACGCTAGAGTGTCTAACGCTAAATCCAATTTAGATTGGTTTTCAGGGGAGTAGAACAGTGATTGGTAATTCGGTGCGAGGACAACGTTAAAATGTTCAAACCCGTCAACGGCACAAGGCACGACGTAGCCGTAATGTGGCTCAGCTTTGCGCTCTTTGGTAAGGGTTTTGAAGTAGTTACTATCGCAGACGAGGAGGGTAGTGATACCCAAGCTATCCAAGTCAGGTAATAGATTGGCAAGCCACTGCTTTTGAGTGGATGCTTTGACTTTCTTTGGATCATCATATTTTAGCCCTGCAGATAGCATGTGATCCGTGTCTACGTCTCGTAGTCCTAAAGGAGTGAAAACATACTGATCTAGATTTGGTTTACGCAATGCTGCGTCTTTAATAAGCACAGCAGTGGTAAACGATTGAGCGTTTGTATTAGTGATGTATCGCATTAGATTTCCAGTGTGCGTCTGACAAGACTAGCACTGATCAGGCGAAGCGCTTGAGCGTAGGTTTGCTTGAATTCAGCGACTTGTTCTTCTGACAGTGCTTTTCTGTGCTGAGTGTCTTCTTTGGAAGAGACACCCCGTTTTTTAAGAGGTTGCAGTACCTGATGCGGTAATACGCGGAAGAAATCTTCAGTACGTTTACATTTAATCAAGGCTTGCGTGATGCAGTTATCAACCAGCATGTGTTCGTGGTGATAATCTTTTTGGGCTTGTAGGTAGTCGTTGGCAGACTCTACAAGATCAGGGTGCAAGCGATTATAGCGAAAGTCTGGAAGCCAATCATTAACTGCATAGGTTTCGCCTTTGTAGCGGAAGCCGTAGTTAAGATTGCGAGTCTTCTCGGTTTGCTGTTTACACAGTTCGGTAAGTTGTTTGAGTAGCTGCTGCTTACGCGGTTGGTACAGCCACTCCATAATATCCTGTTTAAATACGCGCCTAGCTTCAGGCGGATAATAACTTAGGTTCATATTGGATACTCCCGTAATGTGGCGGCAAATTGCCGTACAGTACGACGCGCTTAGAGGCACGTGATATGGCAACGTATAGCATTCTTGCTACATCGCTACGCTCATAACACTTACCAATATCAGCAAGATCTATAAAGACTGTGTCGTATGTACTGCCTTGGCTCTTATGAACCGTACAGGCGTACGGAGGACGCAGATCTAAAAAGTTATCTTTGATATCAAAGTATTTAGTCCACTCTTTCTTAGCCTTAAAAACTGCCAGTTTTTCTGACACTTTTTGTTGGTCATGTGGCAAGAAAGCCGTGATATCGTTGATCGTTACATACCGTCCTTCAATGTCGTAACCGCAGTCGCTGTGTGAGACGTGGCTAATGCGAACGATAGAGTCGGTTGGGATGTTCTTTTTATCAGCGATAATAGGTTTGTTGGTTTGGACGTATTCACCTTTTACGTAGTTTTCGCTCTGTCCAAATAGTTCTTCACGAACGTATTTGTTGTAAGCGTGTACTCGTTGGTTTGTCCAAGCCAGGATGCGTACTTTGTTGGCGTCAAACTGTGGATCGGTGTATGCCTCATCAATAGCAGCTTTAAAGCTTGCGCCATCAAAGTGGCAGACGTCAGTGTTATTAACAATACAGTGTGGAAATTGATTGCTGATGACTGCCGCTTTGTAAGTGTGCGCCAGCTCTTCAATCAAACCACCATTGCGCATTACTGTAGTAAGTTGCGCAGTTTCTACGCCGTCATTAAAGACGGCTGAAGTACTGTCACTGGTGGGTAATAGTTGGTATGGATCTCCAACGTAAAGAATTTTTGCCCCTCTAGTTTTTGAGAGTATTTTTCCACGAAGTTCTTCGTTAACAAAACTGGCTTCATCGATGATGATCAGTTCGTTAGTGTACTTCTCGGATTTAGGGGTTTGTTCTAAGCGTTGCTCTCCTGTCCTGTAGTCGTTTACAACACGTAAGCCAAGTAAGCTGTGGATGGTTGTTGTCTCTTCACCTACTACGTCTTGCAGCACTTGCGCAGCTTTACGCGTGGTAGCAGTGAAACGAATGTCTTCTACATGAAACACATCATCAGATAGGGATTTCACCATCATCTGTTTTACCCAGATCATCTGAAGTATGTGGCGTAGTAAAGTTGTTTTGCCTGTTCCAGCACTACCTTGTAATACAAACTCCCTACGAGAGGGGTTTGCATCAAATACAAATTCAAAGAATTTATCGGAAGCTGATTGCTGGCAGGCGTTCAGCGTGATTTCCACGATAAACTCCTTATATTGGATATTCGATTTGGCTGCCAAAGGGTTCTTGCCACTGCACATCAGATTTACGAGAGTGCAATGCCCATATAACTGGCTTCTGAGGATCTTTTAGATGTTCTGTACCAAAGTATCCATCCGTGAAAATGATGGATATGTCTGGTTTACGTTGATCCAGAATTTCACACACTTCGGTTAAGTCTGTTCCTCCGCCACCTTTAAACTCAAAAGTAAGCAGTTCCTGAGCGGATTCGATTTCGACGATTTGATGTACGACGTAATCAAAGTCAATCAGCGTAAGCTTCTTTGGATTAAGGCGGGCAGCAATTTCATAGGTTTCTGATAGAAACGCCTGAAGTTGCTCATTACTAATGGATCCACTGGTATCAACGGCTATTACAATCTCGTCTAGTGACTCTGAGTAAAGCGTTGGTAAGTAGAAGTCAGGTAGAAAACGGCGGTTTACTTTTCGCAGGCTGTAATCATCGGGCGATGTCGCTTTTAAAAAGTTTTCGAGTATCACGCCCCAAGGGAGTTTGGGATGTAATATGTCATCGATCCAGCGCTTTATCTCTTTAGGGATAGCGCCAGGATCATCAGATGTCATTTCTGCGCGAACAGACGCTCGAATAATGATGTCTTTAATTTGCTCAGAGACGTCTTGAGACGTTTCACCTGCAGCATCGTTATTGGTTTCATCCGGTTCTTGTAAGTCAGGTACAAAATCTGGATGTTCAGCATTTTGATCTGGATCTTGTTCAAGAGCTTCATACACTTCCTCCGATGACATTTCATCGTAGTTATAATCGAGTAGACCACCTTCAGGCATTTTTAAGCCTTGCTTATCAAGGATCAGGTTAATGACGTAGTCACACGCCATGTTCCATAAACGGAAGTCACGTTCGTTAACGCGTAGCATGTGCTCGAAAGCAACATGCCATGCTTCATGTAGCAGCAGAAAGATCTGCTCGTCTTTAGTGAGTGATTCCCAGAACTCTGGGTTGATTATGATATGTGTTCCATTGGTCGCAGCCGTCGGTACACTGTCACTCCACGAGAAGCGTAGAGAAAACAGTATGGTTGAGATGAACGTACTGTTCGCTTGGATCAGTACATTCATTTTGGCTCGTTCAAGTGATTTCTCTAGCTCAGTATTCATGGTTTACCTCTAGGCAAAGAACTCGACTGCCTTATCATCAATCCACTTCGATACTGAAGCGTGTGAGAATAGGGCAGGTGTGCGTTTAATCGCACCTCGTAGAGTGATGTGCTGGAATTCAGGAGGTAGTCGCTCAACATACTCCATTAGTTTCTCGGCGTTATCTGGGTTCATGTGTGCGCCTACCGCACCTGCTACTGCGTAGCGTGTGCTCGGCTCACTAGGCACAATTGTTCCAGTAGGGTTTGAGATGATGCTTGAGATTTTAGGTAGCTGTTCAAATTCTCGACAGAATGCTACGAACTCTCGCGCAACACCTTCAGACACTGTGCCTGCAATGAGTGCAATTTTGGATTGATCAATCTCTTTCCAGTTCTTGATCAAACGTGACACGAATTCCCATGTACGAGGACATGCGAAGGTTCTATCGTTGTGTGATGGGCTGAACTGATAAAGGTTGTTTGGTTTGAACTCGATGTAAGAGGTTACACGAGTATCTATGTGTGCTTTATGTGCCCACTCAAGCCATGCTTCAAAGTCAGTAGACAGTTCTAAGTGAACAAGTCGTGACTGCATAGCAGTTGATAGACGGTTCACAATAGCGTTGTCGGTTTGCAAGTTACCTGCACACATGACAATGACGTTAGGGTGAAGCTTATGTAAGCCCACCATACGATCAAGTGTCAGTTTGTATGCGGCTGCTTGAACTGCCATTGGTGCTGAGTTGAACTCATCTAAAAACAGTAACCAACCATCTTTACCATCAGGCAGACTATCTGTTTCTAGTGGGAAGGTGTTCATTGGCGCGTAAGACGCTTTATCACCTTCAACTCTTGGGAAGCCTAGTAGATCTGTTGGATCACATTGGCTTAGACGCATATCAATGACGTCTAGGTTATATTCTTTGGCAATGTCGTAAACAATGCTCGATTTACCAATACCTGGTGAGCCTGTGAGCATCGGTACAAGCCGTGCTTTGAGGCAATCAACAAGTAGCTCAGTGGCTTGTTTAGTGTTAACTGTGATGCTCATAGTTCCTCCTACCACCAAGGGTGGTAATAAATGGTTTTACCTTCGTTTAACAATCGCTCGATGTCGGGAATGATGTCGTTCACAAGCTCTCTGGCTTGATCAGATTCCCAATCATCGTCAGCGTAGGTAATAAAGTGATTCGCCCAGTTCTTCACATCGCTGATAGCATCAGGTGTGATGGGAATTAGGCTGCAATTTATATCGCTATCGACTTCATGGTCGTTATCCCAAAACGTTTGGGCTTCTGCGATGAAGTCATTAAGTGAGTGAAATTTACGGTGATACCCGACATCACCTAGTTCGTGCTCGTAGCCTGTCAGTGAGGCTTCAAGCTTCTCTTTAGGGGTTGGTCCAGATAACCAGTATTGGTCGAGTCCCATGTGAATCTCCTTAAAAGCAAAAACCCACCGGAGGTGGGCTTTACTGTTGTTTAATCCAAGGCTGTGTCAGTGCCAGTTTTCTAGCTGGGCTGAGCGTGTCCATAAAGGAAGGCGGATGCCGTGTATTATCTTTGGATTTACGCCCCCGTTTCTTGGGCTTGTAATGGCTTGGGCGATCTTCGGAAGTGGTATTAGGGTTAATACTGAGGTTGTACATAGTGGCGTACACGCAGACTGTCGATGCACTCACACCGTAGATCTTAGCGATGTCTACGTATCGATAGTGCAAGTTTAAGTAGTTTTGGATGGTTCCGTCTTCGCATGCCATTTTAAATTTAGCAACGCGTTCTTTGCGTGTAGCCATGTTACCTCCTAGTGTAACTCTTGCTCATCTAAGTCACCGTCAAGGTAGCTACCTAAGATGGCGGCTAATCGACTGGTGTCGTAGTTGGTTTCTTTGAGATGGTCGAAACATTCGTTGATCTCAGAGAGCAGAAGTGCTGCTAGGAATGGATCAGTTACGATTGAGTCGTCTCGGTGGTTGTAGCGCGTGCAGCTAATGATTTGATCAGCATCCAGAGTGTCTTGCTCCACCTCATAAATAGCTTCATGGATAGAGTTAGCGTTGATCTGATGCATGGTGTAAGTTTTGCGATCATCAGTGGTGTAGATCCTGTACATGTACTTCATGGTTTTTAATTAGCTCCTGTACGTGTTTGATAAGCGTGTTGTGATACACGTCGATGGCTTCATTGATGTCATGTCGGTGACTATCTGTGAGCACGGTGTGTGCCAGTTCTAGAGCCTCATCAAGGCTGCTTAGAGTAGGCGACAGGCGGAATTTCATTTGTTCGAGTTGGGTTTGTAGGTTCATAGGCATTCATAGAGGTTAGTTATCAAGACAGCTGCCGGAGGCAGCCGTTTAGGGAATAAAAAAAAAGCCACCCGAAGGTGGCTAATTGTTATGGTCGTTTATTCATTTTGGGCTTTTCGGTAAACCAGTAAGTGTTACCTTGGCTGTCGAAGCAAGCCCAAGTAGCATCTGGCGGTGCGTCATCCCAATTGGGTGCATAAGGTTTAACTCTTGCATTATCGATCCACTCAAGAATCTCATCGAGGGATTTGCGCCCTAAATTAGGGATTTCAGCAAAGTCATAGCCAGCATTAAATGCGTTAAGTACTTCCTCTTTTGTGTGGAAGTCATAACTACGTAAAGCGTTTGCAGCACGTGTAGATAGTTCAGCTTGTAATGGAGTTTGCGGGTAGCGTGACGGGCGTAAGTGGGATCGAACTAACTCTCCTACCCGTTGTGCTGTGATGCCAAAATGTGCGCCTATTTGCCCATAGGTAAACCCATTTTGATACATTTCAGCCATAGCTTCTCTACGTGCTAAGCTTTTTTGTTTAATCTCAAGCGCCTTCATAAAGTTCGGTTCCTCTAAAAAATATGCCCTCCGAAGAGGGCGAAGTATATCAGCATTGCTGAGAGGCTTAACTCAATGCGTAATTGCTGTTAGCAATATACGTGGAGAGATTTGGTTCAAATTTGTTGATATGAACGTGGTAGCCACGTACTTGTGAGAGCAGATCAGAGAGTAATTCACTGTCAGCCAGTTCACAGAACATGTCACGGTACGTTTCACGCAGTCTTTGCATATTGTTAGGGTGGCATTTGAATTCATCATGTACACACACAACAGGGAAGGGCTTATGCGTTAGACACTTTTCAATCATTGCTTTTAAGCGAATGAGCGTACTAAAGCTGTAAGCCACTAGGTTGGTATGATTGATCTCATCGACAAGCTTTAAGCTTACGAATTCAGACGTATCGACAACTGCAATCTCAATATCTTGTAGATACTCATCCAGTAGCTCGTGAACACGAGTCAATTGGGCTGGATTGTAGTTACAGCGACGATTCATCTCACGCACTAACATACCGTCAATTGAGTGGACAATGTTAGCGGCGATCGACAAGCCTGATTCAGTGCCTACGTTCTCATAGAAGCGGTGAGTGAACGTCATGTGATCGAGTTCATCGATCTCTACTTTCACATCGACTGCGTCCATTACCTTACATTTGGCTTCAAAGCCATCAGGTAGAACCCATTCATGGCTCAATTCGAACGGTTGCCAAGATTCAAGCAGTTTATCCATGACATCGACTGCACCAGGAGCGATAGTCGCTTGTGCCTGGTAGAAGCATTCCAGTTCTACAGTATCTTCACCAAAGATCTCTTTTGGCTTCGCATTAGAGCCATAGAAGTGAGTCATTAGAGCTTGTTTAACGTCTTTACGTGCTGGCGCTACAGATACGCCATGCTGTTTAAGCAAGTCGTTCATTACAGCAGTGCAATGCGTGTAGATATCAGCACGAGTGGTAGGATCAATCAGTCCTGTATTGGTACATGTCTCTGGATCACCAATGAGCGTACCCATTATTTGTAATCCGCTACTGCAAGCGTCCAGACCCACCATGTGTCCGGTTGGTTGTCCATTTTGAGCAGCACGAAGTGCCATCACACCGGCTAGAAACAGTGGAGCGTCATCTGCTTTATCAATGAGTCCTTCTAGCTCATCAATGTGGGTATCAACCCAAGCAATACGGGCTTCAAACAGCTCTTTGTCCATACCAAAGGCGTTCGCAATATCAATCTTGATGTATTCGAATCCAGTAAATGTTTGCATAGGTTTCTCCTCACAAAAGGGCACGGAGGTGCCCCTTGATTGTCCGGTTTAGTTATTCCATGAAATGGTTGGTTTGTTTGCGTAGCGCAACGATTTCTTGATCGATTTGGGCGATCTTTCGCTTATCTTGGTAGTAAGCTTGCCCATCTGCGTAAGGCAGTACCTCTAAGATGCTTTTTCTCTGTTTTTCCAGACTGGAAATCTTGTTTGAGAGTTCAGTCAGTACTGCTTGGTAATTACTCATGCTTTGTTCTCCGTCGTTAATTCACGCAGTAGATGTTCATTGCCATCAGCATCGTAGTACTGAACGCACAATTGCTGGTTCCAATACAGTTCTTGCAGATATACAAAGACTGTTTTGTCACTCACAATGTCGCCTTCATCGAACTCCAGTTCGACAACGGCTCGAATATATTGTTTGGCTTGTTTCATACACCCTCTTCGTCGTCTTCAATCTCTATTAATTTAGGTTTTGATAAGTTATTGATGGATGCACCTCGATAAGCACTAGAAGCCGCTTCGTACATCCGTAACAACTCATCATCAGCAACGGTAAGTGCATGCCGTGGTGAATCAGCTTCCACAAACATCATTAGGTTTACTCGATAGATTTTCTTCATACACCCTCCTACTTAATGGCAGTAAGGATTTTGTCGAGCTTGCCTGACTTTTCTAGCTCAGCCAGAGAAGACATTGCAGCTTCGGCACGCTCTAATAGAGCAACCATGCGTTCAAGACGCTCAAAGTTGGCAGTCTTTTCAATGCGCTGCACTCCATCTGAGATCCTTTGATAGGCGTCACGGACTTTGCCTGATACTTGCTTTACAGATTCAGTAATGGCTTTTTCTGATTGAGTGACGTCATCTGTACGTTGACGAATCACTTCTAAGTATTTATCTAGTTGCTCTGTTGCGTTGTTTAGATCATTGCTCATTTTTTTCACCCGTTTGGTTAAGTAGTTGCCAGCTTTGTCATCGTTTAGCATCGAAACGATAGCTTTAGTCACTGTTGTTTCTGCGAACAACGGTTCACCGCGTTCGATCTTCTCTATGCCGTTGTATTCGTACATACACCCTCCACTAGCTCTGGTTCAGCAAACTGAATCATCGCTTTTCTAAATGAATTACCTTGAGTGCTCACGTGATAGCCCTGAGCGTAGGTGCGACCACGTTTATCAACGCGGTGCGTTAGGTAAAACTCGTTACCTTGTTGGATTAGCTCCTTGTAGACTCGGTATGAGTCATTCACAAACTTCATCCACTGCTCACGTTGCTTACCATCTTTGAAATCACGCTTAGGCGTCTCTGAAAGGGTAGTCAGCAACTCAACATTCAAGGTAAGCGGTACTTGATTGAACTTATTGATACTGTCGAGGCAAATTTCACCTGTATGGAAGTTACCTTTACCCAGAATCATGCTTTCACGCTTGGTGAGATAGCCTGAGTCGTAATTACTGCGCACTTTGTTAGGTGGACAGATCATTGGAGGAAGGTATTGAGCCTGCATCATGTAACGACGCAGTTCTTCAGACAGATCGTAGTTCGATACAATGTAAAGCGAGGCAAACTTATCCTCTTTGATAATGTCCCAGACATCTGCTTCACACAGTACAGCAAGTAGTTCACCCGCCATCTTTGCACCGTCACCTTTATCCGTCATACCAATGACAGAGGCGACTTCACCTACAACAGAGGTGTAAAGCTCAGGTACTCTCTTTGGCACAACAACGTAGAAGATGTCATACACTAGCTCCAGCAAATCTGTCTTACGCTCAACAAACTCAGCTATGCGCTGGTTCTTTGAGTCGTAATAGCTTTGGCTTACGTAATCTTGGATTAGATTGACGCACTCCAATGCCGAAGCGTGAAGCTCTGGGCACTCTGATATCTCCTGAATCAGTTTCTTCTTCACAGCACGTTTGCTGTACATGTTCTCGATCTCGCGTTGGTTCTCTATGTGCATTGCGCCATTCCTCTCTTAGAAACTGTTCTTCTTGCAGTTCAATACGACCCCATTCGGCGTCTTCCCACTGCTCAATCAATGAATAAGGCATCTGTCTGTGCTCCAAAACAAAAGGGAGCCGAAGCTCCCTTTATGGTTTATGCGAATGCCAGCTTAGGCGCTTCACTCTCTTCGTTAAGAAGATTAAGACTGACTTCGAACTTAGCGTTCTCAATCTGGTCAGCGTGCTCAACTAAGAAACGCTGGGTTTCACCAATACGACCACGTTTGTCACCGTACAGCGGAATACCACCAACCTGACGAGAACCGTCAGAAAGAACTACGTTCACGTTCAAGTAACCTACAACCTCAGAACGCTCTGAAGTGATAGAAGAAAGCTGTGCAGAAGGTTTACGAATAGCCATGAGAATATCTCCGATAGTTAGAATAATTTGGGACGAACCCACACCTGCGCGACAGCGCATTGCTTATAATTAAATCGAATTGATTGATCGAGAAAGGATCACTAAACTGCGGCGTTAGCTGCACCACCAGTGTTATGTTTAGTGAGTAGTGTTGTGTATGGTAGAACCCCTGTGTTCTACCGTATGTATATAGTTAAAAAGCTCCCGAAGGAGCTAATTAATATATCGGTTAGGACCATGTAGATAGTTCTAACAATATAGCGATAGTCCACACACCAAGGGTGAAGATGGTCAGTGGAAGCATTCGGTAGTTACCCATCATAATGAGACTCCTTAAGCAGCTGTTTGGTAGGCTTTAGACCATTGTTCATGAAGCTGGTCATAACGATACTCTTCGTTAGAACCCCCGTAGTTATCCATCTCGTAGTTAAGGCACTCGATATCGAGCATGATCTGCATTTGCTCATACGTATTAGGATCGTATGCGTCATAATGCTCACTGAGATGGAGATCGTTGTACATGTCTAAGATATGCGCTGGGTAATCACACATTGTATAGATCCTCCCACTCGATAGAGTCACGGCTAAGTACCGTATCGATGTCGATGTTAATTAGTTCATCGTAATTAGAGACTTTAAATTCAATTGAATTTTCATCAATGAATTCAGGTAATTGAACAGTTAATTCAAGCATGGTAATTCCTCCGATTAGTTACCTCACCTGAGCGACAGCTCTCTTACTTATTAGAATGATCTATCTCTGATTGGTTGTGTTGTGTGAGCTTTAAACCCACCGAAGGTGGGTTAGATGTAGCCTAGCGTTGCTGCTACTACAAGGGTAATGCCTGTGATGAGAGTGAGGACGTATGGTACGTCCTCCAGGAGAAGCTTAGTCATCAAGACCAAGCTCCTTTGATAGATCGATGAGACGCTTACGAGTGCGTAGCTCATGCTCTTGATTCTCAGCACCTGCTTCACGCTCTACGATAGAGACGCCGTGATCAGTGGCTATTACCAATTTCTCTGTGGTATCCACAGCAAGATTGAAAAGGTTTAGAAGCTTAAGAGTAGAAGACCAGAAAGCTGATAGTACTTCACGCATTGTTAATTCCTCCGAGGTTTGAATGCATTCGGCGAGATCGCCATACCTAAGCGACAGCTAACGGTGGGTAGGGTAGTTGGAAATATTTCCAGATAAACGTATAGGGGGGGTAGTTCACCTGAAGTTGCTCTAAACACTACAGTAATGAACTCATCCTAATTTTTTAAAATCTGTAAAAAGTTGGTGTATAAATTTTGCACAAAAAAAATCCCCGAACTTTCGAACGGGGATAATCAACCATGAGAGTGAACCTACAAATATGTAAGCCAACGAGAGTTATATTACGTTGTGATCTAATAAAAACAATATTTATTTATATCGGTGCACTGGTATATTAAGCGCATTACTTTGTTATTGGTTTTATTATGTCTGACTTTACTGTCGATCAAATTCAAGCAGCCCTTCCTCCTTCTGTTAAAAAATCTGTGAATCAAGAAGTTATAGATAATATAAATGCCTTGGTTCAAGATCCTGAGATGCGTGAAATATATCGTGAGAACTTAGTTTCTTATGTTCATGTATTACAGAACGGTAAGTTTAAATTAACTAATTATTTAGACGCTGTGCGTTATGTTAGTTATAAATTGATGGGTGATACTAATATTGGGGCTTATACAAAAGCGTTCCCCGATAAAATACAGAGATTTGAGAAGCAGGGTGTAGCGAGTAAAGATATTGCGAGTTATGTCAGTGCTTATAATAAATCTAAGTTGGTTAATTTAATTTATGAGCAAACACTGGTTCCTTCTTGGGTATTAAACCAAGACTTATATCAGAAGGCGCTTAATGTGCAGGCAGAGTTAATGCTGACAGCTAAGAGTGAGAAGGTGCGCAGTGATGCTGCTAACTCGCTGCTGACGCAGCTCAAGCAGCCTGAGACACAGAAGGTGCAGTTGGATGTAGGTATTAAAGAGGACAAGACCATTGATGCTCTTAGAGCTTCTACGATGGAGCTAGTGGCACAGCAAAGGGCTATGTTACAGAGTGGTGCTATGCATGCCCAAGAGGTTGCTCATACGAAGTTAGTTGTTGATGCCGAGTATGAGGATGTAAGTGATGCCAGTGGTTCTTGAGTACCAAGCTATATTGTTGATGAGCTTGTTGATTGTAGCTGCCACACTAAGTGTGCTGGGCATGATGGGCATATTTATTGGGGTATTCCCTAGCTTTGATGACGAAGAGGATGACGATGAGCCTCAATGAAGCCATGAAGGTTGAGGAATATCTCAATCAGACAGACTACGGTGTTGATAAAGATTACGTTCCAAGTGACTTTGCACTGGAGTTTGTGACGTTTATTAAGCTGGTTAATGGTGCTGATGGTGAGGAGAACCTTACACCGTTAGTGCATTACAAGATGCTCGATACGATTACCAAGAATGGGACGAGGATTGCCAACCTGTGTCACCGTGGTATTGCTAAGACGACAGTAATGGGTGAGTACTTGTTCTTGTATCTGGCAACGTACGGTGCGATTCCTGGTTTTGGTGGTGTAGATCTAGCGTTATACGTATCGGATTCTATCGAGAACGGTGTAAAGAACATGCGTAAGAACCTTGAGTTCCGTTGGGAGAACTCAGAGTTTCTGAAACAGTACGTACCCTCCGCACGATTTACTGATATTCGCTGGGAATTTACGAATGCTGATGGGCATACGTTTATTGTTAAGGGATATGGTGCAAAAACAGGTGTTCGTGGTGCCAAAGAGATGGGGCAACGTCCTACATTGGCGGTACTCGATGACTTGATTAGCGATGAAGACGCACGAAGTGCGACTGTAATCGCTGCTATTGAAGATACTGTCTACAAAGCGGTGAACTTTGCACTACATCCACGTAAAAATATGATTATTTGGAGTGGTACGCCGTTTAATGCGAAGGATCCACTGTATAAAGCGGTGGAATCTGGGGCTTGGGAGGTTAACGTCTTCCCGGTGTGTGAACGATTCCCCTGTGAGCCGTCTGATTTCCGTGGATCATGGGCAGATCGCTTTACTTATGACTATGTTAAGGCGCAATACGACAGTGCCGTGAAGCTAGGTAAGGTTGATACGTTTAACCAAGAGCTTATGTTGCGGATTATGTCAGATGAAGATCGTCTGATTATGGATCACGACATCAGTTGGTATAAACGAGGTAGCGTTGTAAACAACAAAAACCTGTTCAACTTCTATATCACGACTGACTTTGCTACATCAGAGAAGACCAGTGCTGACTTTAGCGTAATAAGCGTATGGGCGTACAACAACAACGGCGATTGGTTGTGGGTAGACGGTGTATGTAAGCGTCAGTTAATGGATGCCAACATCAACGATCTATTTAGATTGGCTCAAGAGTACCGACCACAGCAAGTGGGTATCGAAGTCACTGGTCAGCAAGGTGGTTTTATACAATGGGTACAAGATCAAATGTTGCAGCGTAATATTTATTTTCCGTTGGCTTCAGAAGGTAATAACTCCCGCCCTGGTATTCGTCCGAATACTAATAAAATGGTTCGATTTAATACAATGGTTCCATTATTTAAAGCCAATAAAATATTTTTCCCGCAAGAATATAAAGAGAACCCAGTTATTATCGAAGCGCTCGATGAATTAACTTTGGCATCTCCTGCTGGTTTTAAATCTAAGCACGATGATTTTATCGATACTATTTCAATGTTGAGTTCATTAATGCCTTGGAAACCTACTCAACACGGTAATTTAAAAAATAGTAGCGATGGCGATATTTGGGATGTGGATATTGATACACAAGATGAAAACCGTATTACATCGTATATAGTTTAGCAACGTAATCTATACAATGAACCTCATATATTAACGCGTTGAGGTTCATTATGTTTTTGGCTGACATCTTTCAGTATTTATCACGAGGAGAACTCTCGCAGTTTGCCTTGGGTACTGAAAATAGTGGACGTGTTTCTGAAGATGATTATGAGCAGATTATTACTCATATTAATCTTGGTCTAACAAACTTATTTTCTCGTCTGCCAATTAAACAAAAGCAGCAGATATTTACGCTTAAAGCAGCCCAAACTGAATATACAGTCGATTCAGATGTTTTACGTATCGAAGAAGTTTACTCAGAAGCCGGTAATAAATTCGCATTGAACGACTCATCAAACGATGAATCTCTGTTCACTCCAGCATTCAACACACTACAGGTTCCAAATCCAGTTGACGGTACACGTATCGCAGTTCTCTATCGCGCTAACCACGAGCGTATTCCCGCTAAACGAGGAATCGATCCAAAGAGTGTGGTTGTCGATATGCCTGACATTCTGATTGAACCTTTACTAGCGTACGTCGTGAGCCGAGTGATGCAGAGCCGTGGAACGGCGGAAAGCATCGGTGAGGCGAGCGCGTACATGCAGAAATACGAAATGCTTCTACAGCAGATTCAGTCTACTGGGCTGTACACCGCTGATATGCAAACCAATACCAAATTGAGGGATAACGGATGGGTATAACAAGTACCTTTACGTCTGCTGATAGCACCGCTACAGAGGCTACCGAATCTGCGTACGAAGCCATTGCTACCTACAAATATGTACAAGGTGACACTGGCCCACAGATTCGTTTGACGTTTACAGATGAAGACACAGGCACAGTTACTGATCTGACTAATGCGACTGTAACGCTTCACTTCCGTGCACAGGGAACAACTACTGCATTGTTCTCACGTGAGCTATTTGTAAACGCTGATACTGCTACCAATGGTCAAGCCATCCTTGCATGGGATGCAGGTGATCTAGACCAACCAGCTGGTGTTTACGAAGGTGAGATCGAAGTTGTTCGTGCTTCAGGCATTCGTGAAACGTTGTACAACGTCTTGAAGTTCGAGATCCGAGCTGAATTCGCATGAAAATCAAATCAGAACTCATAAGCAAAACGCAGCTTAAAGCGCTAGAGCGCTTAGGTACTGACGTTGAAGCTAAGGTTATTAATGCCCTCGACGTTGCCGTGCAACGTCTTGGCTTAAAAGCTGCGAGTTCTGAAATTGCTCGACTATCTGTTGCTACAGAGTTGGGTCACTTCCTGATTGAACGTGTCATCGACGGTAAGTTGAATGTCAGCGATATGACTACCAACGTTGATGAATTCATCATGGAATTCTTCAAGTCGCTTACTGATGAGAGTGGTGTTGCAGAAGCTATTTCAAACCACTTAAACAAGGTGCTTGTAGATACTGGTTTAACTACTGACATCCAGAAGATGGCGTTCTTCAAAGCTGCCATTGATAGCGTTGGATCAACTGACTCACACTTTACTGAGTTCTCTAAAGCACTGCGCGATGCGTCAAGCGCCAGCGATACGCAGAGCGTGCATCTGCTTAAACCATTACTAGATGCTGGCGCAATGAACGATGTTCAAACGTTCCACAGCATCAAGGTATTAAAAGAGATTTCAGAGCTGTCAGAGCACTACGCTATGGCGCTCTCTAAGCCTCTCACAGATGAGTCGAGTGCTACCGATACAAACACTCTAGCGTTCACCAAACAGCGTTCAGATGAGAGCGTATTAAGCGACACAGACTACCTAAGCGTAGGTAAAGCTCTTGTTGATGGATCGTCGTTTGGTGAGCGTTTAGTTAGCGATATAACTAAGCCTCTAACTGAAGGTACAAGCACAGATGATGTGCACACTCTGTTTACCGTTAAGCCTCTTGGGGACGTGGTAAACAGTGTAGAGGATCACGCGTTTATCTTGACTCGTAAACTGCGTGAAAGCTTTACAAGCACGTTAGATACCCAAGTACTTCATACCAACAAAGCCAGACACGATGACGCTGGCTTAACTGATGTTGAGTACTTAAGTGTCGGTAAAATTCTGGAAGAAGCCAGCACACTATCAGACAAGCAATACCGCGTTGTATTCAAAGCACTGACAGACGCTCTTGGCGTAACTGATGACTGGGATGGTGAAGCATCAATCCTGGACGACCAGGAGATGATCTTTCACAAGCAGCGTAAAGAGATTGCGACAGTTAATGATGAGATCTATATACGTGCCCAGTTCTTCCGTCAGTTCTTAGACAGTGCGCAGCTAACTGACGTTGCAGCACTGGCAACAAATAAATTGCTTCAAGACACTGGGCTTATCAGTGAAAGCCGCTACACCGCTACAAACAAGGGCTTATCAGAGGTTTCAGCAGTACAAGACGCTACAGCCCATGCAACACATAAGTTTACTGCCGACACTTCAACACTTACTGAGACGCACAGCTTTACCTTACTTAAGCGCATCTCTGATGAAGTGTCAGTGGCTCAAGAATTCGGCATGGTGCGCAATCGCGCTCAACAGCCAGCCGAAACCGCTTCGTTTTCCGACACGGGGCGTCTAATTAGTCAGGGGTATGTCTCTGATGCAACTTACTTTGCGGATGACTATGTCGGAGCGTCCAGAACTTTCTAACAGAGGAAAATCTCGATGATTAACGAAAAATTGAAGCTTGCTGGTCACGTAAGCATTGAACTGAAAAAGGCAGATGGTTCTGTCGAAAACACTGAGATCCGTAACCTTGTGGTTGATGCTGGTCTTGCTTACATCGCAAGCCGCATGGTTGGCACTGGTAAAGGTGTAATGACTCACATGGCGTTGGGTTCATCTACTACTCCAGCAGCAGCGGGTGATACTGATCTTGGTTCACTACTGGGTGTACGTGAAGCGATCGACACTACAACTATTACTGGCTCACTTGATGAGAAAGTTGAATACGTTTGTACGTTTGAAGCTGGCGATGCTACTGGTGCAGTAACTGAAGCAGGCATCTTTAACGATGGTACTTCTGGCGACATGCTTTGCCGCACTGTATTCCCAGTAGTTAACAAAGCAGCTGACGACATCATGACTGTCACTTGGACAATCACTCTGTCTGCAGCGTAATCAGTGAGTGAGGGGTAAACCATGTCAACAATAGTTACTCGTTCGGGTAAGGGTGCACCCCTCACTAACACTGAGGTAGATGCAAACTTCACCAACCTTAACACCGACAAACTGGAAACCAGTGTTTGGACGTCTTCTGAAGCAGCAAGTATTACTGCAACTGATACGGCTAAGTGGGACTCAGTAGAAAATAAAGCATCAGTTGATGATGCAACAGCTTTAGCAATTGCGTTGGGGTAAAAGATGGCAAACGTATTTAAGAATTACACAGGCAGTGCTACCACAGCGGGCGCAGGTATATACACCGTGCCTACGGGTACTACGTCTATATTGCTTGGCTTATCGCTAGCAAACACTACAAATACAGGTACATACGTGTCAGTTCAGCTTGGCTCAACTTACATTGTAAAAGATGCGCCTGTCCCTACTGGTTCTTCTCTTAGCGCAATTGACGGCAAAATTATTGCAGAAGCTGGCGAGGTTATTACTGTGACTGCATCTACAGATTCTGCCATTGATGCAATCATTTCAGTAATGGAGCAGAGCTAATGGCGTCATATATTGGTAATACTCCAACACCGCGAGCAACACAACGTCGTCAATCTATAACGGCAGTTGCAGGGCAGACATCATTTATGACTTCTGGCTATACGCCAGGATTTTTGGATATTTACCTCAATGGTGTCCATTTAGAACCAATCGACTTTACAGCTACAGACGGCGTACACATTGAACTAAGCGCTGAATGTGAAGCGGATGACATTCTAACCTATGTTTCGTTTACAACATTTGAAGTAGGCGATATTACAGGCTTTGCAACAGAGTCTTATGTAGATGCAGCTGTATCTAATGCAGATGTAACAGACGAGCTAGCTACGTTATCCGCAAATTACCAAAGCGGTGACAGCTCCACACTAGCTTCTGCAAAAGAATACACAGACTCAGCTAAGACTGCAGCGATTAATACAGCAGCTGCTGACGCGACAGCAAAAGCAGATGCGGCTGAAAGTTCGGCTAACTTGTACACAGACCAATCTGTAGCAGATCTAATTGATTCATCACCTGCCACACTAGACACACTTAATGAGCTTGCAGCAGCGCTGGGAGACGACCCTAACTTTGCTACCACAGTCAGTGCGCAGATAGGGACTAAAGCAGACGCTGTACATGGTCACACAATTAGCCAAGTCACTGGATTGCAGGCAGCTTTAAATTCTAAACAAGCTAGTGGCAATTACGCTAATGCAGTACATGGACATGCAATTAGTGATGTTAATGGTTTACAGACTGCATTAAACGGTAAGGTTGATGACTCTCAAGTATTAACTAACGTACCTGCCGGTGCTGTGTTTACTGATACTGTGTACACGCACCCTACGTACGCAGGCGATGACATAAACCTAGATACTGGTGCAATGTCAGGTGCGAAAGTCATTAGTGATTTGGATTTCAACGTAACGACAGACACAAAGGGTCACGTTACTGATGCTAACGCTACGTACTCTATACGTAACCTTACGTCTTCTGATATAGGTGCGGCTCCTGTTAGCCATACACATGATGATCGTTACTATACTGAAAGTGAAATCCAAACATTTATAAATCGCAGTTATGTTACTAACCACTCAGCACGTAACTTAGCTGTGGGTTGGTATACCATTGCAACTAACTCAGGCGACAGAGCCAGCGCAAGGTTTGGTATTTGGGACACTAACAGTAGTGATCACCAATCTGTAACTTTTTACGCTGCACACCACTTCGGTACTGATTCATCTAACACACTAACTGTCTTAGATAACTCTTATTATAACGGTACCCCATTTAGACACATCCGTATAAAAGATGCAGGTACGTATGACGGTGCGGCACTTCAAATTTATATCGATGATTCCTCGAATACGGTTAATTGTGCAATCCTCGGTGATAACTTCCAAGGATCTGGTTGGCGGTTATGTGATTGGATACCTGATGCGACTACACCTCCAAATGTAAGTAATTACGGAAACTTTGGTGAGCGTAGTAAGGTCGACTTAAACACTATTGTTCAAGGCGGTTTTGCTACTACAGGTGAAATCTTTGCGGGTGGCGATACTTCACAACACAGAGTATGGCACGCAGGTAACGATGGATCAGGATCAGGTCTAGATGCTGACAAACTAGATGGCTACCAGGCTTCTTCATTCACTCAAGTCTCAACATTTAACGCAGCAGTAAATGATTTGGAAAACCAAATTACAACTGTAGCGGAAAGTGTTAGCAGCAGTGGAGACGGTAAATCACTTGCGCTTGCGCTCTTGTTCTAACCCAAATTAAGGAATAGCTATGACTATCAATATCACATCATTTGAGAGCGCATTGCAGACAAGGTTAAACAACCTTGGTGCAACCGCAGAAACATCTGATTTTGCATTACTAGCTAAAGCAGTTGAGCAACTAGAAACTAACGTCACGTCTTCGTACGCAACGTTTAATGATCTACCAACTGCGGCAAGCTATGAAGGACGTGTAGTTCACGTTCGCATTACTAACCGTATTTACTACTCAGACGGTAATGAGTGGGTAATGTTGGCTACTTCACAGAATCCAGACTTCACACGTGCACGTCTAGAAAATGAAGTAGTTCCAACTCAAGACTTTGGTTTGATTACTCAGTCTGTCACTTCAAGTGCAGATTTCTCTGGCCTTACAACTTCAGCTACAGCTACACAAGACAAAGGTTACTTGCGTATTGGTAACAAAGGTATTGCGGCTGAAATTTATATTGATCCATTAGATTGGGCCTTTACAATCTATGATGGTGAGACACGCAATGGTATCAAGCACATGCGTGCCGATCGCAACAACCAGAACTTTGAGACAATGAGTGCCCATAACCAAGGCGTTGCTCATTTGATCAAGAGCAATAACACAACAGCTCCATCAGGCACACCTACTCCAATTCCTTTCAACATAACGCAAATCAATGACACTCGAATGGGTTACCTAAGCTCAAACGGGTTCTACAAAACCAATGTAGAAGGTTGGTACGAAGTAACAGTTGACGGTTATGTAAGCGGTAACTGTTGGATAGGTTTGGGTACTGCAGGTGACTGGAACGATGGCTACGGTACAACAGCCCAAGGTCCAGACATGTACACACAAATGTACCTTAACCGTGATGGTGCGTTCGAGATCAAGCGTATGGTTTACGCTCCGATCAATACCGAGGTTGTGCTTTACCTGACAGGACCAGATGCAGCGACTAGCCGTGTTATGTATGGCGATACTGCAACAAATCCTAACGAATCATTTAAGTACTTCACGCAGATGAACCTACGATTTTTGGGTTCTGATACTGCAACAAACTCATACCAAGTGTAAACCCAGGAGAGACTAAACTATGTCTACACAAACTCGCCTCCGTCGAGGCACTACTACCCAACACCAGTCTTTCACTGGTGCTGAGGGTGAAGTAACAGTCGATACTACTAAAGATGTCGTTGTTGTCCACGATGGCTCAACAGCTGGCGGCGTACCAATGGCTCGTCAAGATCGCCCACGCGGTTGGACAAAACTAGAGCACTTCACTAGCTCAGGTACTTGGACTAAAGCAGGTAAAACTGATCTTAAGCGTATTCGTGTAACCATCTGGGGTGGCGGCGGTGGCGGCGGCTCAAATAACTCAGGCGGCGGCGGCGGTGGTCAAGGCGGCTACGGCTATATCATGCTTGAAGCATCACAGCTTTCTACTAACGTGTCAGTTACTGTAGGTGGTGCAGGTAGTAACGGTGGTGGCGCAGGTGGACAATCAGCGTTTGGTTCATACATCTACGCAAATGGTGGCGTGGGTGGTTCAAACTCAAACGCGGGTAACGGCGGTAACCCTGGCACAATCTCTGGATCAGGTGCTATTGAGCTAGGCGGTGAAGCTGGTTCTTCAGGTAGCTACTCTGCAACAGCAAACGCAAACTACGGTTGGGTAGGCGGTGCAGGTGGTGGTCCAGGCGCAGGTCGTGGTCAATCTGCTCGCGGTGTTTGTGGTGGTGGTGGCGGCTGTGCCGGTGCTGGTGCGCAAGGTTCAGTAATGATTGAAGAAATTTACGGAGACGTATAATGCAAGTGTATGTAATTAAAGATGGCGTCGTTGTTAACAACGAGCTTTGGGAAGAGCTACCTCAAAATACAGACGAGCTAACTTACATTGAAGTTGCTCCAGGACACCCAGCACAAATAGGTTACCTTTTTGACGGTGAAACATTTACTTGGGCAGGTGACCACGATCAAGCAGATCCTGGGCGTGCTCTAGTAGTTACTTTATCAGGTGAAGTAACTTCGAGTGCACCACCGGCTGAAGAGGTCGAATCAGACTAATCAGCAATTCCTTCCAAGGGGCACATTCAGTGCCCCTTACTTAATAAAGAGATACAAATATGACCCCACGTTTTGAAGATTTTGTAGGCATTTACGATAACTTTATGTCAGCAGAGTTCTGCCAAGCAATTATTGATCGCTTTGCGTATGCAGAAGCTAACGGGTATACGCAAACTCGTAAAGTTGCAGAAAAAGCATCAAGCGTAGAAAAACAAGATACGGCCCTATTCACAGCAGACTCAATTGACGGTGATTTAGTTCATCAACAAAACAGGACATTTTTACAAGAGTTTTGGGCTGAAGCGTATCCAGCGTATGTAGACAAATACGGGATTTTAAATAACTTTGAAACACACCGTGTGTACCACACTAAAGTGCAGCGTACGCGTCCTTCAGAGGGCTATCATGTGTGGCATTGTGAAGATAGTTCACGCGAATACAATTCACGCATTATGGCTTACATTCTCTATTTAAACGACATTGCAGAAGGCGGTGAAACAGAGTTCTTGTATTACGGGAAACGTATTAAGCCTGAGACAGGCAAATTAGTTCTATTCCCGGCAGGATACACACATGCTCATCGAGGAAACCCTCCACTTAACGAGACCAAATACATACTGACAGGGTGGGTTGAGCTGTAATGGTGAAGTTTATATTCCCAACGCCTATCTACACAGACAGTCTCTCGGAACAAGAGTTAAGTAATGTCAGTACAGATATTCAAACTTATTTGGATTCAGGCGAAGGATTTAAACCATCACTATTTGAAGATGGTGGGGATCACTTATTAAGTGATCCAACCTTCTCTGAAAATGTCATAGCGCAGTACAAAATGCAGCATCTAAGTGATGTGATTATGCAGCACACTGCAAGGTATCTGCGGCATTTAAACCCCCATTTTCTAGCGTACAACTCGCTGAATATTAGTACGTCTTGGATTACTTATACGCCAGCAAACAAACACACGTTACCGCACGCACATAACCCACATGAAATATCGGGCGTGTATTACCACAAAGTTCCTGTTGGTTCGGGTGATTTGGCTCTACATTCACCAAACAACTGTCACACAACAACGCCCTCAATAGGCGGTGGTGATCGATACATAGTTAAAGCGGAGCAAGGAACACTTGTTCTATTCCCCAGTTGGCTTGTCCATCACGTCAAAACCAATATGAGTGATTCAGAACGAATATCTGTCTCATTTAATTTAGATATTGCGTAACCAACGCAGTAATAAATACGCCTCATGAAGTTATATAAACCGACTCATATAATGGGCAATAGGTATTAATTAACGTAGGAGCGTTACATGAGATATTCAAAAGCGTGGCTTGCTGCACGCTGGATGGCTCGTCTTCGCCAAGCTGCAAACAACGTTATCGAACATGCTGAGGAAGCAGATCGCGTTACACAGCTTGAAGAAGAGAAAGCAGCACTAGAAGCCAAAGCAGCAGCCGATAAAGCCGCTCTTGAAGCTCAACTGGCAGCTGAAGCTCAAGCTCGTGCAGATGCACTGGCAGCAGCGGAGGCGCAGCGTCTAGCGGATGCCGCAGCGACTGCAGCAGCATTACAGGCAGAGAAAGAAGCTTTAGCAGCTGAAACGGCTCGTCTAGCAGCAGAAGCAGAAGCTAAACGTATTGCAGACGCAGAGGCAGCAGCAGCTGCCTTGGAAGCTCAACGTGTTGCGGCGGAAGCAGCACTAGAGGCACAGCGTATTGCAGCGGCTGAAGAAGCAGCTCGAATTGAAGCGGAAGCTCAAGCAGAGTTGGCAGCTGAAAAAGCCGCACTAGAAGCTAAGATTGCAGCGGAGAAGGCAGCTCAGGAAGCTGCTCTTGAAGCACAAAGAATCGCAGCAGCGCAAGAGGCTGCACGTATCGAAGCTGAAGCAGCTGCAAGACTGGCTGCAGAAAAACTGGCTCTTGAACAAGCTATGGCACAAAAGGCTGCAGAACAGGCAGCTGCTATGGCACAACAAGAAGCCGAAGCAGCCGCAGCACTAGCTGCTGAGAAAGCTGCATTAGAAAGCCAAATGGCTCAAGCAGCTACAGATGCAGCCGCAACATACTTACCCAAAACAGGTAAGTCGGTTGATTCAGATAAACTAGATGGTATTGATTCATCAGGCTTCTTACGTAGCACGGCTAAAGCGGCTGACTCTAATTTATTAGACGGCATTGATTCAAGTGGATTCCTACGTTCTACAGGTAAAGCTGTAGACGCAGACAAGCTTGATGGTTACGACTGGATGCAGTCAGGTAAGAATATTCGTGGTTCGGATATTTACGCTGATAACTGGTTCCGTAACTACAATTCAGGAGAAGGTCTGTACAACGAAGGTACAGGTGCTCACTGGGTATCTGACGCAAATGCGTCTTGGACAATGCGTGATAGTGCTAGCTCTATCCGTATGCGTATGAAAACCAATGGAACAAGTGAGCGTGGATCTGTTTATGCAGACAATGCTAATGCTATTGGTTTTTTAGATGCAGGCGGTAGCTGGGCTGTTAAACACGTAAACGATAACGGTACTTACTTTTACACTGACGGCACAACTGAAGAGTTTAAAGTAGGGCGTGATGCTGTATCAGGCAACTACGGTACTGTCCAAACAAGCACAAACAGAGGTGGTTGGGGCGGATACAGTATTGCTGGTAAATACGTTTTCATGTCTGATCACAGCAGTACTGCAGGTGTCTACAACGATGTTGATAACGAGTGGATGCAACGTTGGATTCGTAATGGTGCAACCCACCTTTACTATAATGGCTCAGATAAATTTCAGACGACGAGTACTGGTGCAAACATTAATGGTGAGTTGACCATTAACGGTTCTCCCTTGAAAGTATCGTCTAGCAGCTTTACTGGCTTACGTACGACTTCTAATGGAACGCTTGAACTGTTTAAAGCAGCTGATGGCGACTCTGTTGATGCAGAAGACTGGGGACAATGGTACTCCCAGGATCTCGATCTTTCCGTTGATTCAAACGGACACTTAATTCTAACTGTATAAGGAGGCTCTTCATGGGCATCAGCGTTGATCTCGGTAAGATCAAATTTAACTGGCGTGGTGACTGGTCTCCCAGCACTGCGTACACAAAAGATGATGTTGTTAACTACAATGGCGCATCCCTAGTTTGTGTTGCTGACAACACAGGACAGACACCTAACATCGGCGGTAATACATCTTACTGGCACGTAATGCTTAAAGGTGATGGTTCATTTGCATCGTCTGACATGGGTAACCCACAGAAAGTGTTCCGCTCTCGTCAAAACCAACGCAGACGTTACTACGATTACTCAGAAGAGGCTCGTACAGACTCTGGTGTTGTTAACCCGTACTCACTAGAGCAGATGTGGAACGATGGACGTTTCACTAATGAGGGTATTTCTAACTCTACTTCTCACAGAACATCTAACCCTTGGAACGGGCGTCAAATGGTTGAGATAGGTTGGTCACAGAATAACTTTAACTACGGTCCTTTGATTACTGTTCCAGCAGGTACAGACGTTGTTCAGTTCTACGGTTACGGTAACTCTAACGACCGTGGTGAGATTATGTCACTAACTGATCCATCAACTGGTAAAGGTGTTTGCTATAACAACTGTGGTTACGACAATCGTCATTATGCTATGGGTGGATGGCACACAGGTGGTTCAGCACTTGCTGAGTTTGGTAGAGAAAATGGCAACAACTATTACGGCTCTATTATGTTGATGGTTCCTCGCCTAAGCTACGATAAACAATATCGTCTTGTTCGCGGACATCATGCGCGTAACATGAGCTGGTATGGTTGGGTTGGTGGATTCTCTTTCCAAGATAACCCATCTGGTTTTGTCTTCCACCACAGCGGCACACAGTATGAACGCTTCAATGGTGGTGATGATATTTGGCATAGCTCTTGGAATACCCATGAGATGGGGCAGATGTACATTCATTACGATCACACTCGTACTATTAAAGTCCCTGTTGCTCCACGTAACAACGCGCCTAGCGATGATCGTGTATTGTGGTTCTACGTTCATGGTAACGGACACGACCAAAGCAATATGCGCTTAATCATTAATGGTAAAGACTACACATTATCTACTGATTTGCGCCATCCAGTGGTTGAGTACTTGCATAACTCTAAAAACGACAGAGATCACTACCGCGTAGTGGCTTGTGTTGTAGCAGCAGAAGACATCCCAGCTAATGTACGAAGCGGTGGCGGTGTAATGGATGTAACCATTGATAACCACGGTGCTTCTGATAATGGTCACGGCAGCCATCACTGGTATTTTGGTACTAACGGTACTTGTTACCTTGAGCCAGAATCAACGTCTATTGATAACGGACGCATCGGCGTAAGCGCGTAAGGAGATAGCTAATGTTTTACCGAGTAACTAACACAGACATGTCTCCTAAGTTTGACAAGCTAATGTCAGCAGAAGAGGTAGCTAACTTCTTTAACGCTGTAATGCGCGTCAACGAAGAAGGCACATGGCTTATTGACGGTGATGTAGTCGAAGAAGGTACTGTAGAAGCTATTGAAGCAACCTTCAAAGCTCCTGAAGCAGCACCACTTCACACTGTATACCGCAAATACCCATCTATTGGTGAACAGCTAGACATGATCTACAAAGACATTATGGCTGGCACTTTAGACGCAACAGGTGAGTTTGCTACAGCAATTACTGCAATTAAAGAAGCTGTCGCTAAGACAGAAGAAACAATTGTAGTTGAGACTGTATTTGAATCTCCTGAAGCGCCTGAACCTAACACCGACTCAGAGTACGTTCCTCCCCCAGCGGAAGAACCTGAAGAAGCTTAAATAAATAAACCCTCTTCGGAGGGTTTTTATTATCTGATAAATCTACAAGTTGGTTTAAAGCTATTTGAGTATTGGCTCAATATAATCAGATTTTATTACTAAACTTTTATTTATCTTGGGATCCAATATGTCAGAACAAATCGAACATCACGATATTAATCGTCGTTTGACGCGTCTTGAAGATGCGGATTCTGAGATGAATACTACGCTTACTAAGCTCCTCATTAATACTGAAACCATGAACAACACATTACAGCAGCTTGTCGATATTGAGCCGCGTGTACGTAAGCTAGAGCTAACCAGTGTTAATAACTCTTTAGTAGTTAATGCGGTTAAGTGGCTTGCTATAACGGCAGGTGGAAGCGCTGTTGTAATGTCGATGACGTATTTATTTTCGAGGTTGAATTAATGCTAGACGTATTTCAATGGCTCATTTTGGCGTTATTCGCCAGCGTTATTTACTGTGCGTTAAACAATCTACTCTACGCACACAAAGCACATAACGTACCAACGCTTGTTAAATGGATTGGGATTACTAACAGTATTATGATCTTACAGGCAGCAAGTTACATACTGCTGCAGGTAGAATGGATTGTTGAAGACCACGGAAATGACGTCGGTGATACGACGGATGTACTGTGGCTTTTTTATGACTACTTCACAGGCTTTTGTTTATTAGCTTACGCCAAGACATTAAGCGTCTACCTACGCTGGCAAAGTGAAGCGACAGGGCAAGACTATCATGGACGTAGACGAGTAACAGACGCATAAAAGAACGGGAGCATTAGCTCCCGTATTTAGTTTTACGCAGTACCCGTTTCTCAATCCAACCCTGAATGGAATCTTCACTTAATAAGCCATGGCTTAAAAGATCATTGATTGATTCACACGTTGCATCGATAGTCCATTTACCTTGGGTAAATACAGCAAGCTGTGTTTCACCTTCTATAGTTACTAGGCTATATCGGCGGATGTCTACTACGGTTGCAGTCATTAGGTTCACTCTCATACTAAATTTTGGTTGTATATGTCTCTCTCTGGAGACGTATTACCAATATAGTTGAAAAGTAAATTAAACCTAATGAAACATCTTCATCACGATTTGTATCAATTTGAGCGAATTAGTTTGGTTTTGTCGCTAGATGAGCGAGTTGTACCGACCCAATATGAAATTGATGCAGCCCAAAGTGCAGATGCTTGACCAAATAGCATGTAAGCCACTTCTTTATTTGATTCAGGAATCTCAAAACTAAAGAGTGTGTACAGTAACCCACCTAAGATAAGCGTCATTGCAACGGTTATAAACGCAGGCATGTTACTGTCTTTATGGTTCTTACGAGCATCAGCAGTATCTGCAAGCTCCGCACGAAGCGTCTCAAGGCGAATAGACTCTAAACGTTCTTGGTGTTCGTACGCCCAACGTTGCAGCTCAGCAGCCTTGTCTGGATCTCCTAGAGCACGCATAACGGCAGCAGGTGATTCTTCAACACCTAGTGCACCAGCAACCAACGAACCAACTGCAGAACCAGCAGGCCCGCCAAGCAGCGTACCGACCAGGGGAGCTGCGCTGGCAACTGTCTCTTTAATGTCAGACCAGTTCATTACTTTCCCTCCCAACGAGCCTTATTCGAGCGCGTATCGACGTGAGTAAATGTGTTGTAGCTTCCTAAACCATATTGGTTAGGGAACTTAGCGTTGAGGTAATCAAAAACGATTGCAGGTGAAACACCGTTTACAACAATGTCAGCTGCTCGACCAAACTGGTGTTGAGATCGAGGAGATCCACCAATCTTAGTGTTATGGTTTGGGCATCGACACCCAGAGTTGATGGTGACAGAGTGCGCGAAGTGCTCACGAACAATCGTAAGCACCTCCAACAGTTCTGCATCAACGGTGTTATACCCACAGCCACATTCACACTCGAATTCGCTACGGTTAAAGTACTCGTTGAACTGTGTCATGAGAAGACTGGCTCCTTAAAGTTTACGGATTTAAGAAGCTTGCCTGCAGGGTAGTTTTTACCGTCAAAGCCTGTTTGATCGGCTGCAGATACAACTGCAGTAATTCCACTGGCTGGCGTACGGTAACTACATTGCACACCTAACTTCTCATATTTATGAGCTGTCTGTACCGCTTCAAAGCGATCACTACAGAACTTACTCATATTCGATTGATGGACTTCATCCATATCTGCATCGGCGTTAACACCAGCACGGTATGCCAACCCATAAGTAGTAACGAGGACGTCAGCAATTGCGTCGCGTACTTCGGTGAAGTTATGCTCTTTGATTGCATCAACTAGCTCCTGAAACTCTTCTTGGATTAGTTCTAGCTGAGACGCGAGTGCGTCCCAGTCTGGAGATGTAGGGTTACCTTGCGTATTACCAATGAGGTGGTTTAATTCACACACGTCAGTAAAGTTGCTCATTAAACGCCTCCCAGTTCTTTGTGAAGTTCCTGGAAGCCGCCAATGTGACGTTCACCCTCAAAGATCTGAGGGACAGTACTAAAGCCTTTGGCTTTAAAATCTTGCAACAGCTGTTCGTTACCTTCTGCCGTTAGATCGACATATTCGTACGAGACGAATGTACGGTTACACAACTGTTTAGCTTGTTCGCACCATGTGCAGGTTTTTGATCCGTAGATTGTTACTTCCATTAAATAAGTCCTACCTCTGAGAAGCCCATTACCAACTCTTTACACACATCACTGCGAACAATGTCATCGAAAGAGTTGAAGTCTATGTGTTGAATGCAACGCTTAAGGCGAGGCGATTCTTCACGAATTGTTAAGAACTGGCGTAAACCAGATCCGCTTGAAAGATCACACTGAGCGACGTCGCCACACAGTACGAGTGTTGAATTTTTACCGACACGGGTAACGATGGATTTGAGTTCAGCCATCGTGCAGTCTTCTGCTTCATCCACAATGATGAAGGCGTTATCCCAGCTATTACCTTTCACGTTTTCTAAGGGTACGAAATCCAGCATCTGAATCTCTTCTTTAAGCATGTAGCTCAATTGACCATGTGAAAACTCTTGCTGCAGCGCGCCTAATACTGGACGAAGCCAGTGACGCATTTTTTCTTCGTGGGAACCTTTAGCGAAACCAACTGATTTAGATGCTGAGACAGCAGGGCGCATTAATATAATGTTGGTGATCGCACTTTGTTTTAACCATAAAGATGCAATTCGTGTGGGAATATAAGTTTTAGATGTTCCGGGATAGCCTGTGGCAAATGTGATGGGAGAAGATTTAATACACTCAATATATTCAGACTGTATTTGATTTAATGGTTCAAGTGGAGCAGCTGGTTGCCAAGCACTCTCTGCCTTTTCGTGGCGAGTTGGTGCTTTCCTTGAGTTTTTACCCATACGGAAAAGATCCTTAAATAAATAATAAAATAGAAATAGTTAGATTGCATTTATATACTGACCCATATTCTGTTATTTAAAGGTATTTCTCTCATGAGTAGATTAACTATTACGGCAGATAACCATTACATTCTCAAGCTCGTTTATAAAGATGGTGATGGCTTTCCCGTAGATTTATCAGGTGCAAGTGCTAAATTTGTTTTAAGACGAAGCATGTACTCGCCAATATTAATTGAACGCAGTGCCGTTATAACTGAGGCGGAAGGTGTTATTAAAATAGCACTGGTTCCGGCTGATACGGTAGATTTATTAGATAATGTTTTAGAAGAAACATTTATTTACGGCGTACAGCTTACTCAAGCCGATGGTATTAAAACTAATATCGTTGATGGTGAAGCTGTTATTCAACAAAACATCGTTCGAGGTTAATAATGGCTGACAACACTATTGAGTTGGTTCAAAAAGAGAATGACGTAGTTCATATCTACGATCCGACAATGGGGATGAAGTACTCAGCAAGTGCTTCTAACCCGTTTACTAAAGCAGAAGCGACTGAAGCAACTATCAATAGTATTGCAGTCCTTGAAGGCATGTCGCAGATCCAGCTTCTCTGGACGCAGTCCGACGAAGCTGATCACGACTACACAGAGATTTACCGATCAGAAACAGATGACCCAAATACAGCACTGTTAGTTGGGACATCAAAAGCGACAGCCTACAACGACTCAGTTGATGCGGGCGTAACTTATTACTACTGGTTACGTCCTGTTAGCTATAACGGTGAGTACGGTGCACTGTCTGATGGTGTTACAGCGACAAGCGGTAACAACCCATCTCGTTTTGCACAAGCATTGGGAACAGCACTGACAGACGATAACTTATCGCCGTCTATGATATCGGCAATTGAAGATCTTATTGCTGATGCGACAGACTCAACTTTGTTATCACTGCAAGCCAGTATTGAAACGTTGAACGTAGACTTAGCAGGTTTGAGTAACCTTGCTAGCCTAGTTACATCGATCAATACACTACGTGCTGAGTTAGAAGCTGAAGACGTTGCCATTCGTGCTGAGATGACTGAGAAGTTCACAGCATTGGCTACAAACGAGACAGCGTTTCTAAACCAAATTGAATCACTGGAAACTGCACTTTCTAACGAAGAGCGTTCTCGTATAGCAGCAATCGAGCAGGAGCAGACACTGCGTGCCAACGCATTGGCTGTGACGGCTGAGAACATTACGTCAGTCAGTGCAGACTTGGTAACAGAAGCTCAGGAACGCGCTGCAGCGATTGAAGCAGAAGCCCTGGCTCGTACAACAGATATTGCATCGGTATCCAGTGACATTACGGCACTTACCGCATCACTATCTACAACAGCACAAGAACTGAACTCAGCGATTAGCTCTGAGGCTCAACTACGTGTTAGCGAAGATACGTCGTTAGCCTCGTTGATTAACTCGTTGTCATCAACATTAGATAACGCAATCAGCGATGTACAGGCAGCCATCTCAACAGAGTCTGCTACACGAGTGTCTACAGTTAATGCATTGGCTCAAACTGTTAGTAACTACACCACAACGTTAAACGGCAACACATCGTCTATATCAACGCTAACAGCCTCTGTAGATGGCTTACAGGCTGAGTACGCTGTGAAGACAGATGTGAATGGTCGTGTTGCTGGTATTGGCTTAATGAATGACGGAACAACGTCTACTTTTGCTATCGAAGCAGATAACTTTGAAGTCTACGATCCAGATAGTGCTGATCTAGTATTTGGTACATCTAATGGCGTCACCATGATTGATGGTGCGTACATTAAAGATGCATCTATTGGCTCAGCGTCTATTGAATCTCTCGATGCTGCCAAGATCTCTGCAGACACGCTCTCAGCGATTCGAGCAGACATGGGTACGATTACAGCAGGGTACATGGCAAACAACACAGGACGCTTTGTTATTGATTTAAACAACAATTCTCTAAAAGTATTTGATGCCAGTGGTGTTCTTCGAGTACAGCTTGGAGATCTTGGCTAATGGCTCAGGGTCTTCGTTTACTCAACGATAATGGGGTGTCGTACTTCGACACCTCTAAAACCACATGGAACTTTGTAAAGTATCTGGTTGCGCCGGAAGGTACAGATATCAGTTGGGAAGTTCCTGAGATGAATAACTTTACTGACATTATTATCAGTACGCAGTTACTTGATGCTCTTTGGGGTGGTCAAGAAAACTACGTTCACACGGTGTCTCGTTCTGGTGACACTATTACCGCGACAGGCGGTGCTATTGCTACGGCTATTCTTATTTTAGGACGCTAATATGTACGGTATCTCGGTACGTAATGAAGACAACCATATACTGGTTAGTTCAGACATACGTTCGTTTCACTTCATGGGTGAAGCAGCTCTCTTCTCTAATGACGACTCAGGCTTAACAACCTTCACAGGTTACGGTGGTGATGGATTACTGTCTGGACGGTGTACTTATACTTTTCGTATAGCTGCAATTAACGATCAGTCTCCGCTCGTCTTTATTCGTCCGGGGGCGCACGATACGCGTTACGGCGTATTACGTACCTGGTACGAAACTGGTTACTGGTACTTTAAGATCTTACAGCATGGCCCAACGTTTCAGCACCCACGAGTGTATGCGTTTACACAGTTAAGCGGTGTGACTGAACCTGTGGCTGACACTGGGCTTGTAACCTATCTGGATAACGGTGAAGTAGCGTTTGATTCTGGACGACGCCCTATGGCAATCCACGACGTTGCTATGGCTATACCGCCAAACATGCCTTGTGATACGACACCTACAAATTACAGTTACGGTAACTGGAACCAAAGCAGTTGGTTAAGTAGCTACGGCGATTACCACTGTGACACGACTTTTAATACGTATGATGTAGCTCCTGCAGCACGTGAAGACATCGCTTTTCTGGCGCCTTCTATTGCAGAGTCTGTCATTGATAACGTGTACTCAGGTTATTACAAATCATGTGGTTACGGTGGCTCATGTCAGGAACACCGCGCTTACACATGGTGGTGGGCTATGTACCACGCTGCTTATGGATTGCAGGGAGGCGACTCTGGTCTCCAACTGACAGCGGGTTGGTCAACAATTCGTGCTGGTTACTCTTTTAACCAGAATGCAGAAGGTGGCGGTTGGTTTGGTGGTAGTGGTAAATCTTACTCATCAGGTGCACGTCCTTACTCTGAAAAGACCATTAACCTTGTGACTAACCCAATAATCTTAATTAACGCGAGTCATTACGATGCCTAAGTTCCATGAAGTCGTCTATTACAACGAAGGTGCTGTCTACAAAGAAAAGACTCACCATCAGTTAATGCAAGAATATACATTCAGCCAAGATGCTGACCCTATCTTTAACCAAGTGAAAAACGACAATAAGCGTTATTGGGTAACTGAACAGTTCAAAGCGTTTTTCCCACCTAGTGACGTAGCGCCAGCTGAACTAGAGCATTACCCACTAGCACCTGCAGTAACACTTTGGCTTTGTGTAGCGGTTAAAGAGAAGTGGGATCAAGATAACTTTGATCTCTTTTTTGCTATTGATAGTGCTGAAGCGCTTAGTGATATTGCTGATTTCTATGGTTTACCTAATCCAAGTACAGACGAACTGAACCAAGTCATCGATGGAGCACCTGAAACCATAGCCATGTACAACGTAGAAGGGCGTCCCGTTGTAGTCGGTGCGGTTAAATATGTTGATGGCTCACCAACATTCTTAAAGCTCTACACTTACCCTAAAGACATTGGTGCTTGGGATTTGTGGATGAAGGGTACGGCTTACTACAACCAAGGTAAGGTGTGGGAAGAGGGCGGTTACTTTAAACGTTTATGTGGTGGTGTAACGACGCCTGGTAGTGATCACAATGGTCGTATGTCTGATATGACTGAAGTTAAAATCCGCTCACGTCGTGCAGATGGCATACGTACACAATACCGATTCTTTGATGCCGAAGCAGATAATCCATTTATTGCTTGGGCTGGTTTTGAATCAGACGGAAGTAAACGAGTGTTTGAACCGTCTAAGTATATTTATTCAGTATTGGGTTCATTTGCTGATAAAGGTATTAACTTTGAAGACGAGCATGATTTATCAGAAGCGTCAGCACTTTGGTTTGCAAGATCCCATTACGGGAACCCAGAAGAGTTTGCTGAAGTATATTTTGCTGCAACAAGTTCTGATCAAGTTAAACAAGTTTCTGACTACTATGGTTTACAAACACCATTAAATGAAACACTGGCAGCAGAATTAGATTCAGGTAACGGGCGCTTTCGAGTAAGGCATTATAATTTTGGTGATTCGTTAATATGTATTAACGCAGGCTCTGTAATATTTAAGCAGGGTGTACCTATCAAAATATTATTTTATGCGTTCCAACGTCCTTGGGAATATGAGGATGAACTTATAGCACCCACACATTTAATTTAAATAGAAACCCGCTTAGGCGGGTTTTTTATTACTTAAAACACAACATGTAGTGGTATTTATGTAAATAAATTTGTTTATATTGTGTTTAAGTCGTTAGAATGCCTGTCAAAGACTGATATTTAATATCAAGCCGACAAGGGGCTTTTATAATAGCTCTTTTATTTAATTACAGGTACGGACGTAATATGAAAGACGCTGATATGCAATATACGGCGCTGAGTATTCAAAAGCTTACTGAGTGGTCAAATGAACCCTCAGTTGCAGAGCTTAAACAAGATTACTCAGATGCCAAAAACGAAACAGATTCTCACGTATCTGATGTAAACCGTTGGCTTGATAATCTACACGTAAAAGGATCTGCGAAGCAGGCTTATTCAAAAGGTAAGTCCAGCATCCAACCAAAACTAATTCGCAAACAAGCTGAGTGGCGCTACTCAGCACTGAGTGAACCGTTTTTATCGACACCTGATGTATTTAATATCTCTCCAGTTAGTTGGGAAGATAAAAAGTCTGCACAGCAGAATCAGATGGTATTGAACAACCAGTTCAACACTAAGATTGAAAAGACTAAGTTCATTGATGAGTACATCCGTACTGCAGTGGACGAAGGCACCGTCATTGTACGAGTGGGTTGGGATTATGAAGAGCGTGAAGAGACGCGCACTGAAATCCTTTACGACTTTGTGCCTGCAAATGATCCCTCCATCGCTAACCAGTATCAGCAACTGGCTCAGTTACTTCAGAGCAATCCTGAAGCTTTTGCACAGCAAGTTCCATCCGAAATCCAGGAAGCTCTCCAGCTTTCAATCGAGAATGGGCAAGTGCTTGTACCTGTAGAGTCTGGCGAAGAACAGGTTACTGAAACAGTGCCTGTTCGGAACCAACCTACTCTAGAGATTTGTGATTACCGCAACGTTGTTATTGATCCGTCATGCGGCGGTGATATGGAAAAAGCACGGTTTGTGGTTTACACCTTTGAAACGTCACTTGATGAACTACGTCGTGACGGCAAGTACAAAAACCTAGATGCGATTCGTGTTACCAACAGTTCAATACTGGGTAACCCTGATCATGTCTCTGAAGACAACAGTGCCTTTAACTTCAATGATGAGCCACGTAAGAAATTCATGGTTCATGAGTATTGGGGTTACTGGGACATCGATGGCGAAGGTTTGGTTAAACCAATTGTTGCAGCTTGGGCAGGTGATGTACTGATCCGTTTGGATGAGAACCCATTCCCAGACGGTAAGCTGCCGTTCGTTGTCGTACCTTATCTCCCAGTCCGTAAAAGCCTCTACGGACAGCCTGACGGGGAACTACTGGAAGATAACCAGAAGATTCTCGGAGCCGTTACCCGTGGCATGATTGATATCATGGGTAAAAGTGCAAATGGTCAGACTGGTGTACGTAAAGACGCCCTCGACCTGACCAACAAGCGCCGCTTCGATCAAGGCATGGATTACGAGTTCAATACGAACGTAGATCCTCGCCAAGCAATCTTCATGCACACCTATCCAGAGATCCCTAACTCAGCTCAGATCATGCTTCAACTCCAGAATGCTGAAGCTGAATCACTGACTGGTGTCAAAGCGTTCAATAATGGTATCAGTGGTCAGGCGCTGGGAGATACCGCAACAGGCGTACGAGGTGCATTGGATGCAGCCTCTAAACGTGAGTTGGGTATCCTACGTCGTCTAGCTGACGGCATCATTCAGATTGGTCGTAAGTTCATTGCGATGAACGCAGAGTTCCTTTCTGAAGAAGAGGTGATTCGAGTTACTAATGATGAGTTTGTAACGATTCGTCGTGACGACCTTGCGGGTAACTTTGATCTACGCCTCTCAATCTCAACTGCTGAAGAAGATAACGCTAAAGCTCAAGAGTTGGCATTCATGCTACAGACGATGGGTAACAACATGGATCCATCTATGTCGAAGATGATCCTGTCTGACATTGCACGTCTACGTAAGATGCCAGAGTTAGCGAAACGTATTGAAGAGTATCAGCCACAACCTGATCCAATGGCTCAGAAGAAAGCTGAACTTGAGATCATGAAGCTGCAAGCAGAGATCCAAGAACTACAGAGCCGTGCTGCTGAGAACCAAGCAAGTGCTATGTTGGATCAAGCTAAAGCAGGCATGGAACAAGTTAAAGCTGGTAACGTCCAAGCTGATACTGATCTGAAGAATCTTAACTTTGTAGAGCAAGAAGCTGGCGTTAAGCAAGAGCGTGATCTGCAAAAGCTAGGAGAACAAGCCAAAGCAAACGCTAAGCTTGAAGTTGTTAAGGCGAGCCTAAACGACAAAACCGCAACACCACAATAACCCCCCCACATAGCACCCCTTCGGGGGTGCATCTTTTACTACCTATCTCTCACGAGGACACAAGTAATGTCACAAGATCTTGAAACGATCGAACTATCTATCAAGCACGCTAAAAAGTCTGTTGATCTAATGAAGTCTTTGGATCGCCTAACACGTAATCGTGACTTTAAAGCGCTATTCCTGGAAGGCTACTTTGAGAAAGAGCCTGTTCGCCTGGTGACTCTTAAAGCTGATCCGAACATGCAAGATGCTGAGAGCCAAGAAGCCATCATTAAACAGATGGATGCAATTGGCACAGTACGTCAGTACCTATCTGGCATTCTGCAGATGGGACGTATGGCTGAGAAAGCCATTGCTGATGACGAAGCAACTCGTGAAGAGATGCTAGCAGAGGAGCTTGATGCATGAGTGATGAGCTGCTGAAGAATGATGATAGCTTTTTAGAGCTATCAGATGACGAAATCATGAACATGGATTTCGATAGTATTCCCAGCGGCACTGAAGCAGAAGAGGGCGATCAGCCCTCGGAAGCTGAAAGTGACGATGCGGTAGAAGCTGAAGAACCAACTGAAGAGGCACCTGAAGATGATGTGCCAGAAGATACTGATGATTCAGATACTGCTGCTGATGACAGCAGTGATACCGATGATGATTCTGCGGAAGATAAAGTAGATACGCAGGATGTATTTGACGGTACAGATGAGCCTGCAGAGTCGGTAGACGACGCTGAGGACGATGCACAAGACGAACCAGAGTCAGACAAGACTGATGACGGTATCGACTATAAAGCTGAGTACATGAAGGTATTGGCTCCATTCAAAGCCAATGGTAAAGAGATCAAAGTAGACTCCGTCGATGAAGCGATTCAGCTCATGCAGATGGGCGCCAACTATACAAAAAAGATGTCTGGCTTAAAACCACACATGAAATTGTTAAAGATGTTGGAGAACAATAGTTTACTTGAAGAATCTAAGCTAAATTACCTCATAGATCTGGACAAGAAAAATCCAGATGCTATTCGTAATCTTATCAAGGAAAGCGGAATTGACCCACTTGATATAGATACTTCTGATAAGACGAGCTACAAACCCCAGTCTTACACTGTGGATGAGCGGGAGATTGAGTTAGATTCGGTACTTGAAGGCATTCAGCACACCGACTCTTACGGCAAGACTGTCGATCTCATCAGCAATAAGTGGGATGAAGCAAGTCGCAAAATCATCGTGCAAAACCCCCAAGTTATTCAGGTTATCAACGAGCACATGTCTAACGGCATTTATGCTCAGATCGACGCTGTAATGACGAAGGAGCGAGCACTTGGTCGGCTAAACGGTAAATCTGATATTGAGGCTTATCGTGAAATTGGTGACAGGATATTTGCGCAAGGTGGATTCGCACAGCAACCCGCAGTGAAAGAACCTGCCAAACCCACTCCTAAACCTAAGAAGCAAGCTGATCCTAAAGTCGTTAATCGCAAGAAAGCGGCAGCCCCTACTAAGACGGCACCAACCTCTCAAGCGAAAGATTCAGACTTTAACCCATTAAGCATGTCGGATGATGAATTCGACAAATTAGTTGCAAGCAAGTTTCTCTAAATATTAAGGAGCGAGAAAATGGCACAGTCATACAACGATCCAATTGGTGGATCTAACTCATCTGTAGGTACTCAGCTACGTACTGATTACTTCTACAAGAAAGCACTTATCGAAGCTAAAAAAGAGCAGTACTTCTCTCAGCTAGCTGACGTAACTGCAATGCCTAAGCACATGGGTAAAACCATCAAGCTTTTCCACTACATGCCTCTACTTGACGATCGCAACGTCAACGACCAGGGTATCGATGCTAACGGTGTAGCGATTGCTGACGGTAACCTTTACGGTTCATCTAAAGACATCGGTACTATCTCAGGCAAAATGCCAGCTCTTTCTGAGAACGGTGGTCGTGTTAACCGCGTTGGCTTCAAGCGTCTTGAACTTGAAGGTTCTATCGAGAAATTCGGTTTCTTCGATGAGTACACTCAAGAGTCTCTAGACTTCGATTCTGATGCAGAACTTGAAATGCACGTTGCTCGTGAGATGGTTAACGGCGCATCTGAAATCACTGAAGATGCTCTACAGATCGACCTTCTAAACGGTGCAGGTGTTGTTCGTTACGCTGGTGCAGCTACTGCTAACGCTGGTATCGACGAAACTGCTGTTGTTACTTACGACGACCTTATGCGTCTAGCGATCGACCTAGATAACAACCGTACTCCTAAAGGTACTAAAGTTATCACTGGTACTCGTCTAGTTGACACTAAGACTATCGCAGCTGCTCGTATCATCTACGTTGGTTCAGAACTTCTTCCAACTCTACGTGCAATGACTGATCTACACGGCAACCCAGCATTCGTTCCAGTACAGCAGTACGCTGCAGCTGGTAACACTGTGACTGGTGAAGTTGGTTCTATCGACCAGTTCCGCATCGTTGTAGTTCCAGAAATGCTTAAGTGGGCTGGTGAAGGTGCTGCTGACGTAAACGGTACTGCTTACGAAACTGGCGGTAACGTTGACGTATTCCCAATGCTTGTTGTTGGTGATGGTTCATTCACTACTATCGGTTTCCAGACTGATGGTAAATCAGTGAAGTTCAAGATCACTCACAAGAAACCAGGTGAAGCGACTGCAGATCGTAACGATCCATACGGCGAAACTGGCTTCATGAGCATCAAGTGGTACTACGGTTCACTTATCCTACGTCCAGAGCGTCTGGCTGTAGTTAAAACTGCTGCAGTACTTTAAGTACTAGCATAAAGCCCCATCCCAGTGATGGGGCTTCCTTCCTTCTAATCCACGCTAAACAAGAGACTATCCCCTATGTCTGATATTTCCCTCGATGATTTGAAAACACTAGCTGATGAGATGGGCTTGAAATACCACCCAGCTATTGGACGCGACAAACTAATCGCAAAGATTGAAGAAGCTCGTTCTGAGAATGCTATTGCTGATGCAGTAGCTGAAGTTGTTCCTGAGAAGCCAGAAGTTAAAAAAGAGACTCCTGGGCAGAAGCGTCAACGCCTTCAGAAAGAAGCCGCTAAATTGGTTCGCCTACGCGTAACCAACATGAACCCAAACAAGAAAGAGTGGGAAGGTGAGATCTTCACTGTATCTAACTCTGTTGTGGGTACATTCAAGAAGTACGTTCCATTTGGTGTTGAGTGGCATGTACCACACATCATCTATGAAGCGATTGTTGCTCGCCAGTGTCAGGTATTCACAACTGTGAACGGGCCACGTGGTAACAAGATGCGCAAAGGCAAAATGATTAAAGAGTTCAGTATTGAAGTATTGCCACCTCTGACTGAAGCAGAAATTAAAGATTTGGCTCAGCAACAGGCAATGTCTGGCGCAATCGATCAGGAGTAACACATGGCGATTACTGCAGTAACTGAAGGTACTCTCAACGGTAAAGGTGTATTTGATGTCCTTATGCGGGCAGCAAAAGAGCACCTAAATGAAGAGTTCAAAAAGAACCGCTTCTCCGGTGAAGACTACGCAAACCTTTACTTGGGTACGATGAATGCAGTTCTGCAGCAATCGATCCAATACGCACTGACAGCCGATCAATCGGCTGCTCAGGCGTCTCTATTAGCAGCTCAAACTGATAAGACTCGCCGTGAAGAAGCTGTGGTTGCACAGCAACTGGCTAACCTTGCAACAGAAGGTAAGAACCTTATCAAAGTTGGTTTGAAGCTAGATGAAGAAGTTCAGCTAACCGCAGAGCAGATTAAAAAGCTGGCTGCTGATATTGCACTGACTGAACAGCAAGAAGATAACTTGAAGCTTGAAGGTACGATCATTCCTCTGCAGGGCATCAAGGTACAAGCTGATATCAACATGTCTCAGTATGCTCAAGAGAAGTTACAGGAAGAGACTCTACTCGTTGAACAGCAGCGTCAAAACGCTTCCGCAGAGGGCTTAAACATTCCTAAGCAGGGTTTGTTGATTGATGCACAAACGGCTAAGACGAATGCAGATGCAGCAGCTTCAACCGCTAATGTAAACGTATTGACGGCTACAGCTGGAAAAGTCACAGCAGACGAAGCTCAGATCCAAGCAGCAATTGCCAAGATCAACAAAGAAGTTGAAGTGCTGGATCAACGTCGTAAGACAGAGATTGCACAGACAGCAGATATGGTTGATGGCATCACAGTAGGCGGTGTACTTGGTAAGCAGAAAGCATTGTATGCAGCTCAGACAGATGGTTTCCAACGTGACGCTGAGCAGAAGCTTGCGAAGCTTATGGTGGATGTCTGGTCTGTACAGCGTACTACCGACGAAGGTATTTCACCTGCAGGTGCTGGTCTATCAGACGCTGAGATTCAGCGTGTGGTTCAAAAAGCTAAAACAGGCATTGGCGTAGTCTAATGCTTAAACGAGTTAGCGTGAGGGGGTTGGGGGGCGTTTAGCCCCCCTTTTTTTACTATGGGATTATTCAGTTCAAAAAAGAAGATCAGCGTATCTTCAACTTCAGCGCCACTGATTGGTATTGAGCCACAGCTTATTACTAAAGCTGTACTTAATGTTATCCGTAATGGTGACAACCTTACTGAGCGTTTGATCCAAGATATGTTGGATGGGGCAGGGCCAAAGGTACGCCGTGCCTATCGCTATGCGCGTGATAACTACACCTTGGGATTGCCGCAAGGTTACTCAGAAAGCCTGAACTATGATGACACTCAGATAGAAGGTGTCATTGAAGCATCGATTGGTGAGCCAATCACACTACGAGATTCTATATTGGATTATGGAGATCCTGGTTTTCAGTTCATGAAGTACGTGAACGAAAACTATGATTGGGACTTTGAAACCAATGATGTAACGACTACTGAAAAAGGGTCGGCTGATGGTATTGCTCGTTTAATCGAATTCCGTGATGCACTAAGTGACGCCTCTGTTGCGGCATTGCCTGAAGCTGAAGCGCCTACGACAGGAACATACGAGAACGGTATTCAGTGGAAACGTACGGTTACGTACAATCGTAACGTAGATTTTGTACTGGGCGCAGACAGCGCAGTATTTACCAGTAAGCTTGATAACGTTGTATTTAGCGAGTACGACGCTGAGTTAGAACAGGTCGATGTTAGCTACGACTTTGTGTACACATTAGCTACATCTTTCTCAGGCGGATATGTAATTACTCGTATTGAGAAACTTGAAACGTGGGCAGTTGGATTGGATCCAACAGTCGATGATCCATCGTTAACTACCTTTACTAAAACCTACACTGAAGACTCTTTATTTGAATCGTACTTTGATGAGTGGAGTACTACTCAGTCTCTGAGCATCACAGATTATACGCTTCAAGATTACTATTACTTTGCGACGTACCGTTTAGCAGATGGCTCACCTAAAGTGTGGCTATACAAAGTTGAAGACGGGACTTACCCAGAATTAGCGTTTACAACCTACACAGGAAACAGCTCGCCGTTTTACCCAATTGTTCCTATTCGTAGACACAATGTAGATCTATGCGCAGAAGGGTACTGGGAAACAGAACTGTACAAGACGAGTAAAAAGTTACTCGACAAGATTGAAATTGATATCCAAGACATCCGTACAGCAATCAATGAAAACCCTGATGTGGGTGAGATTGATCACGCCATACTGATGTTTGGCACACGTCTGAATACTGACAACAAAGCAGCTATTGAATACTTGGCTCGATTCTGGGATCGCATGTACGGACAGTACGTGAGTGATACTGGCAGCAGTGCTAATGGCTCGTTTAAAGTACAAGACTCTGTACTCGATCTTCGCATTTCTTGGAGCGATATCGACGTTGAGACAGTAACGGGTAGAGCACATCCTACTGAAGAAGCGGCACGTGACTTTGAAGAAGGTTACGTAGAGTTTCGTTTACAGACAGGAGACAATCGCTATAAGCGTATTAAGGTGTACAACCCTGTACTGACTAACTACGTTTATTCAGGGCACACAGTAGTTACCAACCTTAGTGATGCTCAGTCAGAAGATAACAATAACTTTGTTATTCCCCTGCATTACGACATTGTCGATTCAATGGGCGCATTGAAGCGCAACTCATTGTATTACGACTCACTTCAAATGGTGTTCAACTCTTACAAAGTTACCAAAGTGAAGTGGTATCAAAGGAGCTTCTTTCAAACTCTTCTCAAGATAGCGGCTATTGCCCTTACTATCTACACGATGGGTTCTGGATCGTTCGCAGCAGCGATTGTCGCAGGCGACTACGCTGCCGCTGCCATGATATTGATTGAAGCCATTGTCGTCTCATACGCTATATCTGTTGGTTTTAAATACCTTGTTAAAGCGCTTGGTATTGAGAACTCATTTATTGTTGCAGTCATTGCAGCAGCGATTGCGGTATATCAGCTATCAGTTTCTGGTTGGAATATAGATCAGGCTGCTTGGGCAGATGTTTTATTACAGGCTGCTTCAGGATTAAGTTCTGGAATATCAGCAAACCTTGGTGAAGCATTTAAAGATTTACAAAATGACTTCGATGTTTTCGAGGAGGAATATAAAGAAAGCCTCGATGCATTAAAAGAAGCACAGGAATTATTATCAGTTGACGGATTAATAGACCCAATGGAGTTTGTTTATTCAGAACCAATGATAAACTTTAATGAATATCCGTCTGACTATTATGAACGAACTATTCATTCAGGAAATACAGGCACTTTAGGTTTTAAAATAATGTCGAATTACCACGACCTTATGCTTGATTTGCCAAAACCTAATTACGGTTTATAAGAGGTTTATATTAAATGAATTACACATCACCAGATTTTGGTTTGCAGAGCATGCAGAACTGGGGTAACTGGCAAGCACCAACGACACCAGCAATGGGCATGGACATGTCAGGCTGGAGTGCAGGTAACGTACCTGCGTATTTGTTAGCTGAGAACGGTTACCAAATGTCACCACAGACATCATGGAACAGCTTTACTTCAGGGCTAAGCAATACACTAGGTGATTTTGGCTCAGGCGTATCTGAATTCATGAACGGTGACTTTATGAAAGGCGCTTTGGGTTACAAGGATGCAAACGGTGTACAGCAGCAGGGTTGGGGTGCTCCTCTACTAGGCGCTATCAGCGGCATTGGTCAATCTTGGTTGGGTATGCAGCAGCTAGATCTTGCACGTGATCAGTTTGCATTGAAAAAGGATTTGGCTATGACAAACCTTGCAAACCAACAGAAGCTAACGAATGCGTCACTTGAAGATCGCCAGCGTGCACGTCTCGGTGCAAACCCAACAGGTTACCAGTCAGTTGGTGACTACATGAAGAAAAACGGAGTTTAATTATGCCGATCACCTGGAAGAACATTAATGCTCCAAGCTTCACTGATGTGAACAGCTCAGCCGCAGCCGCAGCTAAGATGATTACAGGTGGTCTGGGTAAACTCGCAAGTACTGCTGAAGACTATTCTCAAGGGCAACAAGAAGCATGGGAGCAGACTAAAGCAGCTAACACGCAAAACGTTCTTAATGAGGTTGCAGGACTGAATGATCTAGCAGGGTACGACGCACTACAGCAGCGTCTTAACCCACAAGCTCTTCAGCAGCAGTACGGTGCACAGGTTGATACTTCTAAGATCTTGAGTGCATTGGGTCAGCGCGATAATCAGTTAATGCAGGATGAGACTGATGCATACAACTACCAAAACACTTTGGCTGAGCGTACTGCCGCACCTTTGCGTAACCAGTTCAACGCACTATTGGGTGCTAACGACTACAAGGGCGCTCAAGCGTTCCTAGACGCTAACAAAGACATCATTCCGAACGCAGGCGAGTTGTATAACACACTTGAAACAAACCAGCGTGAAGACAGCGATTACAACTACACAACTGGTCAGCGCAATATGAAGGACTCTGCTGCGACGATCATTCAAGATGTAGCGCGTAATGTAGACGATGAATCCAAAGTGATGGGTGAGTTGGCTAGTCGTTTGAAAGAAGCAGGCGTTAGTGGTGCTGCTTACAATGCTGCATTGAACGAAGGTCGTCAGACTTGGGGCAGTTGGAACCAGTTAACTGAACAGCAACGACAAGAACAGTCAGCGCTTCAAGCATCAGGTGAACAGAACCTAGAAGTTCTTGGACGTGCCTTAGATCGTCAACGCGAAAACCTTAACATTCGCTTCAGTGAAGACGAGATCCAAGGTTGGATGAACGATGAAAATATTCAGCAAGCGGATGCCTATAGATACGTTGGTGAGAATGCAGGTGAGTCGAGTCTGTTTACTCCCGATGATTGGTTTGCTGACGGTAAGCAAGGTGCTGAAAATGTGGTACCTGCCATGCAAGACCTTGTCAGCGAGCTAGAAACTAAACTGATTCGTAGTAAAAACCCACTTATTGAACAAACAGGTAATAGTATTCCCGGTGCGGTTATCAAACGTGCGTTTGATATGATCGGTAAAGACAAAGATGGGCAGACTTACATGTCTCAGTTTAAACGCAACCTTAAAAAGGTATGGGATCAATATTCATTGGCTCGTGCTGATATTGAAACGTTACGTGCATTTAATTATAACGCCGATCAAGCACGCACAGCTGCTGAATCTAAATTAGCGGGTGACTTAAGTGCATTAAAACAATTGCAGCGACAAACGATTATCGATAATAAACGAACTAGGTAATTAAAAATTAAATAGTTCATAATAGCCCGTATATTTTACGGGCTTTTTTATTTATTCGAGGATTAATATTAAATGAGCAGCAACAATCCTTATTCCCCTTTAATAACTCCCCCTACAAAAGAAGACGCAGTTAATAATGCATCCGTTGAAAAACAGAATATATTAACGCAGCGCGTTAACCCTTTATCTCAACAAGAATTAATCCAGCAAAACGCTGACTCTATTCGTGCCCGTCAATATGAACAAGCGGTACGTGAATCAGATTCTTGGGTTACTGATGAAGGTTTGGATAGTTTTGGGGGAACGGTTGCTAACTCAGTTGCTGCTGCTGTTGAAATAGGGGTTCCTCGACTATTAAGCCAAACACTTGGTTTACTGCCTAATGCTGTCAGCGCCATGCAAATTCGTGGCGTGCCTGATGCTGCTATTGAAAGCTACAACAAGCAGATGGGCATTGATGGTATGACTCGTGAGCTTGATCGTCAGCGCCGTTTGGCAATGGCAGACAGCATCATGGGCACACTGTCAGCAGATGATTACCAGAACCGTATGGCATTCTTGGATCAGAAAGCTGCAGAGATCCCTACACTGCGTCCTGAAGAGAATGCTCTACTTGATCAAGTACTTCAGCAAGATGAAGGCCCATCGATTGATGAGTTCTCTCAAGAAGACACTTCAGCGCCAGCAGGTAACCCTGTTACGTATCGCTCTAAATTGAACGCTGCTCTTCGTTCAAGCAATGCGGCAGCTGAGATTGATAAGTTCTTTATGGAAGATACGATTGTATCTGGCATCTTCAACGACTCAAGCCGTAAAGATTTAATCTCTGAAATAGAGACTGCATGGAATATTAACAGTACTGGCTTTGATAAAGCTGATGCTGCTGAAGCCAAAGGTAACTACGGAGAAGCTACTTGGGAAGGTGTTAAAACCTTAGCAGGTTTAATTGCAGACGGTGGTTCAGCTATTGCAAGCAATCCTGGTGCATCTGTTGAATACGCAATGGAGAATGCTCCACGGTTATTAACGGGCTTGTTTGGTAAGAGTGCGCTGGCGCTAACGAATACTGGTTACGCGATGGATACTTACCGTCGTGGTCTTGAAGCTTACCAATCTGAAAATAACGGCAACCTTCCTGATAAAGATACTCAGGGCAAAATGCTGATGTCAGCGCTTGCAGCTGGCGGTGTTGAAATGGTGGCAGACTCGGCGCTATTGAAAGCAGCGGGTCTAGGTAAAGCAGCACCTAATCCAACACAAACATTGAAAGGCGCGTTACTAAGCAGGGCTACAACACCGGTTACATCAGGTATTGGTGAAGGTGTTACTGAAGGTATTCAGACTGGCTTAGAACAACTTGCTGAAGGTAAGTCACTGGACGAAATTGATGGTGGTGAAGTCTATGCTGGTGCAGTTATTGGTACAGCTGCAGGTGGTGCTACAACAGTTCCAGGATCTGCATTAGGCGCAGTTGGTGACACAGTTCGTAAGACAGCGATAGAGCCGCTACAAAAGCGTGCAATTAAAGCTGCAGCTGAACAGCAAGTCGAAGATGCTAAGAACGCTGAGATCGATGAAGCCATTAATACAGCAATTGGTACTAAAGTACCAAGTCCAGTTATTAAATCTACTTCTGAAGGCGAAAATCAGTCTGATTTTGCAATATCAGATGTGCTCTCTAGAATTGCCGCCCGTCATAAATCTGTCACACAGCCTTCGGAAGAGGGTAGTGAGCCAAATCTAGAGGAGGGTAAAAAACTTGTTACAGCAGCACGTCAAACGATGGTGGCTGCACGTAACAAAGCAGAGCAAGTCTCTGATCAAATTGATGCCCTCGATAAGCAGTACGAAGGTACTGAACTACCTGCCGACGTTGCCGAACAACGTGAATCGCTTATTAGGGAAGAAGAAAGCCTTCAGGCTGAAGTCTCTGATAACGCGCAAGCCTTTAAAGATCTTGTTGCTGCACAGAACAGCCTGACCAGCACAGAAGAAGATGTGAATACTGTAGTCAACGCAACGGAGCAGACTCAGCAGTTCAAGATCGCAAAACAACAAATAATTGACAAGACACTGAGTTCTATGGAGTCGGTTACGGTTGAGCAAGTAAGGAATGTACTTGATAAAGCCTCAACACTTCTATCAGAAGAAGAGCGTAACCAGTTAGAAAACTATGCAGAAACAAAGGAGCGATTAGACGCTGCTAAATCAGTTGATGAAGTAAACCAACTAATCATTGAAGGCGGAACAGATACAAACGGGCGAGTGTACAAAGGTGCTGAAGAGTACCGAGATGAAATTACACTGGCAGTCCAGACAGGCGATACGCGCAAAGCGCAGATGAGCCTGATCAAACTAAGAGAATTTACTGAACGACATCGTGCGAAAGCCAATGCGTTTAAGAAAGCGTTTGCCCCGTATGCAAGAGCACGTACTCAAGCAAGCAAGCTAGCCCCGACCAAGGAAGAGCTTGATGCAAAACAATACGTAGAAGAGAACTTCCAAACGCAATCTGGCAAGGCTTACGATGTAGGATTTAATTTTGGATCAATTGCACAAGCTACTGTGTACGAAGCGTCAGCCTTAGAAGCAACGTTACGTGAAGCAGAAGCATTGGTTCAAACTAAGAAAATAGATGATGTAACAACTGAAACAGAGACAGCCGCTGATCCATTAGTGACTGAGGATACTTCAACGACACCCGACGCCAATCAAGTAGTCGAAGAAGCATCCCAGTCTCCTCAGCAAACTGAGGAACTTATTCCAGAAGAACAAGCGGCTGAAACTTTACAGGAACCGACAAGTAGTCAACAAGAGACTAATTCTCAAGAAGGTACTGTAGATGAAAATATTAGTCAGACCAGTAATGAAAGTGCTGTTAGTGGGTTAGTACGTCCAATTTCTGACGAAAGCATTGAACTATCTGCTGATCAAAAAGTTGAACAAATCAACATCATAGATCGCAGTTTTAAAGTCAAAAATATTGTAGGCAGTGTGCTACATGGTATGCAGAACTTAGCTGAAACATTAGCTAAGTCTCCCCAAGAAGCACTTAAGTACCTTGAAATAGATTCACTTACAACCAAGCAAGAAGCGGCAGTTGCGCATTTTGCGGCATTTGTACCACAAGTGAGTGAGGCATTAAGTTCTATATTTGAGCCTAGCAAGTTCACTGTACGTAACTACATGAACAATCTTGTAAACGAAGATGGTTCATTACGTGACGGTGTCACTGAAGCGATTGCAGCAACGGTGTACAACTGGGCAGCTACTCGTTCAACGGATACGTACTACAACGACAAGCAAGCTATTGCAAATATGTTGAGCCTACCGGAAAGCAAAGTTACTGAAGCAATGATTGATTTGCTGGGTGACAAAGGCGTTTCTCGTGCTGAACTTGTTCGACAGTTAGGTGCTGAAGTTCGTAAGACTCTAGGACTAGATGTTAAAGATGGCAGCGTTCCGCTGAATCATAAAGATAATCTGGAACAGGCACTGGGCACTTACGCTTACGGTGTGTTGTTTGAGATGGGTATGATTGAAGAATCAGCTGTTCCTCGTATTTGGGACGTTGGTTCTAACAAGCGCAAAGTACTTCCGATGACACGTACTAAAGCCAAAATGGTAGATGGCGTGTTGACTGAAACAGAATCTGTTAAAGAGATTGTTGATGTTAACCGTGGTACGTCTAGCATCATCGGCAAGATGTTTAAATCTGAGATGGTTCGTACTGAGCCACGCCTGGTTGCTCCAGAAGATCAGCCTGGTCGTCAGAAAGGAACATTTAAGTCTGTAACTGCAGCTGCTCGTCGTATCCTGACACGTCATGCAAATCGTGCACATCAGATTGCTTCTGAAGTAGACGGCGTATTCAACTTATTTAACCGCGAACAGCAAGAAGCTCTTGTCGGTGTAGTTGATTCTGATGGCTTAGAAAATACGCACAAAGCTAATCGCAAAGGTGTGGAAGGTAAGAACGCTTCACTACGTCGTGAGTTAGACGATTACAGTGAGTGGCGTGGACGCATGGAAGAAGAAGGCAGTGTTGATACTGAATTCTATCTAGAACATGAGATCTGGCGTAACCAGCGTATTGGTATGTCCACTGGCTTAATTAACCCGCAGGCTTCTAAAGTACAGCGTGGCTTGGTTCGTATGTCGAACTGGGTAAAAACGATCAAGCTGGATAACAAGAAGCACATGGATATGTTCAAACTTGGCTTTGGTCAAGGTATGGGCATAGACGTGGATAAGCTTACTATCCCTGAAAGTATTGCTGAGGTAAGCCAAGTTCTAGAAAGTGAAACGGTACAGAAAGCACTGGCTGCACTGAACCTTCACTTGAATGGTGGTGAGCTAACCGTTGAGATGCGTGATGACATTGTTGCAGCGGTACGTATGGGTGGTGAGGGAACTCATTCACTCAATGCGTTGGTCAACTATGCACGCTACCAAGACGCAGTCGGCAAAGGTATGTCTGGATTTAAATCCGATATGGTGCTGGAAGTCGATGGTATTACCAACGGTGTCATGATTGGTGTGATGCAATTTATGCCAGGATCTGAAAAAGCCAAAGAACTACTGGCGGCAGGCGGCATCTTTACAGATGGTACAACTTCATACGGTGAGTGGCGCTCTAAAGGTAACATCGATAACTATGAGAATCTTGCTACAGCTTGGCTTGAAAAGATGCGTGAGCGCTTTGTAGCCACTGAAGATCTTCAAGAGAAGAAGCAGTTTGCTGTTATTGCGAATATCCTGCAGATCACTAAGAACGGTAAACCTAACCGTAAACTGGCTAAAGCACCTCTAATGACGAACGTCTACGGTGCTAGTGCTGATTCAATCAAAGCATTGGTAGGTGATGAGTTTATTGATGCAATCTACAAGCGCATCGAAGACATCGTTAACGATCCAGAGCTTTGGGAAGATGAGCGTCGTGATCAGTTAATGGCTTTACAGAATGAGCTAAACCAGCTGACATCAGAGCCACTACTTAACTTTGGTAAGTTTGCAGATACACGTTCAGCATTGGATGCACTGGTTAATCCAGTAGCTGAGGCTGAGATTCGTGACATGCTGAGCAACAGCTTTGGTGAAGAGTTGCTTAATGCAGTTGAAGAGAAATTTGGTGACTTCATGGAGCGCCGTTCAAAATTCAACTCGCTAATCGAAAAACAGAACAAAGTCTTTACCCAGCTGTTTGATAAATTAGTTGAGATCAGAACTCAAGAACTGATTGAGCAAGGTGTTATCTCAGGTAAGTACGAAACATTGCCACAGAACGAGATCGATCTAATCATCGATAAACTGATGCCGATCATGCCAAGCTTGGATACGGTATACGCTCAAAACGAATACCAAAACATGCAGCTGACTTCGATGGAGAAAGGCTCAGCAAGCAGTGATCCAAAAGCCAAAGTAGAAGTCACACTGGCAAACGGCAAGAAGATTACGACTTACGCACGTAAACGTGGCTTTAGAGAGAAGCTAGGTGTGGGTTCTGCAATCTTAGGTATTCACTCAATGGATGCGGCTGTAGCGCTATCAACAATGCGTGAACTCGATATTTTGAACGTCCACGATGGTTTCTCTACATCTGTTGTGGATGCACAAAAGCTAGCTAAGTTGTTGAATAACCGTTTTGTTGAAGCGATGAAGCGTTACTCTATTGTTGAAGCAGGTAACGCCAGTGCAATACGTGCTGAAGAAGCCATAATGGAAATAATGACTGAGTACGATTTAACTACTCGTGACATTCCTGCTTCTAAAGATTTTTACTCACAAGAATTTACTGAGCTGTCTCAAGTAACTCAAACAGAGAAAGCTAAGCTTCTTGATGAGATTACGTACGTAACTCAGTACAACTTGGAAGAGTCTGGTCAGACAAACGAAGCGCCGAAGGCAGCGGATGTGACGGCTGACAGAAGTGAATGGGGTTCTGTCTACACAGGTAAGAAGTCTGCTCGTAAACGTCCAATGACAGCGGCAGAAGATTACCTACGTAACAACGACAACCCAACAGTAGGTGGTTTGGTTGATTTGGTGATGCCATTCATTGATAAGCGTTCAGCGATTGCACGTGTACTAGGTACACTGGGTGCAGCACTGGACACTAATTTAAACTTTGCCCTGGTTGAGCCAAACACTAACCTGGATAGCGCGTCAGAAGAAGTACGTAAAGCGATTAAAGATTCACACGCGCTGTATGACGGTAACACGCATACGGTGTACTTAAAGAGCAGTGCATTCTCCCATCATGGGATGAACGCTGAAACTATTGCACACGAATTGATGCACGCACTGGCTTCTCGCTACATTCAAGATAACCCTGACGCAGAAGCGGTACAGGAGCTTGAAGAACTGCGCCAGCAAGTTCTGAAAGATCTGGACTCTAAGCCAAACCTATTTGGTGAAAAACCACCACAGATCAGCAACGTTGATGAGTTGTTGGCTTGGGGTATGACCAATGAAACGTTCCAAAGCTACCTGAAGTCTCTACGTGTTAAACCACGTGAAGGTAAAGTAGTAACTGGCTTTAAACGTTTTGTGAATCTTCTACAGAAGATCATGTTTGGTAAGGAAGTTGAAGGTGCAACTAACACAGCAATGTACCAGTTGATTGAAAGCGGTGCTCAAATTATGAGCGATGCGCGTCAGTACAAACCTGCTGAGTTGGATTACAGCGTAGCACCACAAAAAGCCCAGACAATGTCGTCTATTCAAATGCTTGAGCAACTTGGATTACGCGATACTTTAAACACCCGTACACAAGCGCATAAATCACATCTGGCTAAGATTCAAGCAAGCGTGCTAGACATTTTGGCTGGCCCATTCCATAGCACACTGCGTGATGTGGAAGACAGCTTAGGTGATGACGTTGATCAGATGATTCGACACTTACAAAATAAGACCACACCGTTTGTGTCTGGCTTAGTAGGTAAGTTTAATCTATCGGCACAAGAAGCGTATGTGAGTGAGCAAGTTGAAGCGGTACTAGGTGAACTACTTAATACAGATAGTCGTGAACGCAAACAGCTTACACGCTTATGGCAGTTGGCTAAAAACAGTGAAGAAGTTCGTAATGCGTTAACAGAAGAGCAGTGGAATTACATTTTTAATCCACGCACAACATCTGTGATTACGTCTTATAACTCGCTGGCAGGTAAGTCGGTAACTCGTCAACAGTCTGACTATTTGCAACGCTTTGCGGCGCTTTCGCTAACGCACGCACCGCTACGCGATGCTATGTCAGGTATGAACGTAAATGCTCAGAGCTTACCTGTTAAAGGTAAGTCATTTGGTAAACAGATCGAAGCAATCTGGCATAACCTACTTGAGTATGTTCGTAAGCTTATGGATCGTGCGTCTAATGTCGATGGCCCTGCGCAAGAACGTATTGATCGCATCTTGCAAAACCTTGCTGTTATTGAGCATCGTAAACGTCAACGCATCGAAGCTGACATTAAGAAAGCAGAAGCTGCTCAAGATAACCCGCTAAACAAAGCGATCCATTCAGCGACTGCTACTATCAAACGTAAGATGCGCAACACCCGTAAAGGTACGATCAGTCGTGCAGCAGACGTTGCTTCTCGTATGACGGAAGAGGGTGTGGCTGACGGGTTTGCTGATGTAATGCAAAAAGTCCGTAACCGTATTACCTCTAAGCGTAATGGTTTGGTAATGAGTCTGGTTCAAGAACTGCGTGGTGAGACGGAAGGTAACTCCCGTTTCATGAAACTACTGCGCTGGTCTAACCGTGATATCGACCAGGCACGCCGCCAGGTTAAAGAGGCAATGACAAGCTTGGTACTGGAAGGCTTTGAACAAGAGCTGACCAAAGAAGAATCAAGTGCACTGACTAAAGCCATCATTATGACGGACATGGTTAGCTTATTTGATAACCCTAAAGATATCTCGAAAGCGATGGCTATGCTGGAAGACCCATCAGCACGTAGCGCAATGATTGAAGAGCTTGAGTCACAACTAGCACAAACCGAATACGGCATGTTCTACGTGAACCAAGCTGATGCATTGGGCATGTACATGGCACAGGGTCGAGCTACCAACACGATGTTGATTAAGAACGCTCACGGTATTGCCCGTTTGTTTGGTCGCCCTGAAACAGCAAGCGATGCTGACATTAAAATGGCTGAGCCATTGATTGACCAATTGGCAACTTTGTACGCAATCAATTACACCAACGCAGATCAGCGTAATGCAGCAATTAACATGCTGAATAAAGATCGAGCAGGTGTATACCATGCAATGTTCTTACACAAGCAACTTAAGAAAGAAGCACTTGAGAGCGCATTTGATGGTGATCCTGCATTGATGGCAAAAGGTTACACCTACGAAATCACCAACCCACATAAAACAGTGGCATGGGCAGAGAAGGGTAGTGATGAAGCTGCCTTGCTAGAAGCTCAAGGTTATGTGTTGGATCACGAAACAGTATTTGCATACGATCGTCGTCAACCTAACCCAGTTGGTGTGTACGTATTGCACGATGGCGGTACAGCTCGTTACATGGCATCAATCATGTCGAACACAAACCTTTCGGCAAAAGGTTCGTCATTAGCTAATGTATTGGCCCAAGGTGACGGTAAGATCTACCACACTGTCAAAGAACAGCAAGATGGTATTGCTGCACAACGTGCTAACGATTCACGTCTGTTACTGAGTCAACGTGTGAAGCCAAATCCTGATGTGGTTTATGGTATTCCGGTGTTTAACCCTGACGGTAAAGCAGTCGATTTCCGATTGGAGATGCTACAGCACTACCGCGAACAAACACTTGAAAAAGATTACCGTCTAGAGCATGTACTTGGTGGTGAAGCAGGTAACCTTGTTGATAAGCAATCTTCTGAAGCGGTAAACAGTGACACGATTGTGGCATTGGCAGAAGCTTACAAAGCAGATAGCGACAAGGGTGAGTACATTACTATCTCGAAAAATCCTGGTGATGCGCGTCTTAAAGAGATTTGGGACATGCTGCCTGAAGCAGCTAAGCAAAGGGCGCAGGATGAATTCGGTGCACCAATGATTAAAGTGCGTCGTGAGATGTTGGATCTGGTATTTGGTTACCGTAAATTCTCAGTATTGGATTCGTTAAAAGTTCCTGCAAATGAACGTACCCGCATGCAACGCATGATGGCTACGGCATTGGAATTGGCGATGAAGTATTTTGGGATTAAAGCTGCCACGAGGATTCAGCAAGCTGAGCAAGTGTGGCAAGAGATTATCCGAGCAGTTAAAGATATTTTGGTTGTGAAAAACCTATTCACACTGGTCGGTAACATTGTGAGCAACATCGCTTTACTATCCCTAAGTGGTGTACCTATAAGGGACATCATTCGGAACAAAGCGATTGCTTGGAAGGGCGTACAAGATTACCAGCGTGATAAAAACCGTCTATTTAAGTTGGAGCAAACAATTGCTGCTCAACCATTAACGGCTGAACAGTTAGATGAGTTCCAAGCTGAGATTGCGATTATTAACCAGCGCATGGCGATAAATCCTGTAGCAGAGTTGGTCGAGGCTGGGATATTCCAGACCATCGTAGAAGATATTGATACTGCGGATGATCCATACAGCTACAAGTCAAAGCTTGTAACAAAAATGGATGAGTACACTAAGCATGTACCGCAAGGTATTAAAGAAGCGGCGAAGGTAATGACCATGAGTCATGACACTTCTGTGTACAAGTTCATGAACCAATCAACTCAGATCTCTGACTTTGCAGCGCGATACGTACAGTACAAGTACTTCACTGAGCGAGCTAAGAATCCGTTGACTAAAGAAGAAGCTCTGAAGCGCGTGGTTGAGAACTTTGTAAACTACGACATCCCAACGCACAAAGGTGTGCAATATCTCAATGATATGGGTGTGGTCATGTTCACCAAGTACTACATGCGCATACAGAAACCTTTGGTTCGTATGGTGGGTGAGAACCCAGCAAGATTCATGATGATGCTAATGGCACAGAGCTTCTTAGGATTCTCTGCACCGTCTGACTCAAGTTTCTTGACGAACAATCCACTCAGTCGGTTTGTAAACCCATTGAATACGATTGTTGGAGCGCCAGACGAGATCATGCTTATTAACGGTGTACTGCATGGTACAGGCATTAAGTAAGCAAAATAAAAAGCAGGGGGTGAAGACGCCCCCTGAACACGCCGGAGATTGCGTGATGGCTAAAAATACTACAAGTAAGATGCCCTGCATCGGAGGAGTGCAGTGAGCGATTTGCTGCTACAGAGCATCTTACTTTTAGAATCTATGGGAGAGAAAGAGGGCTTAATCGCCCTCCTTCTTTTCGGGTTCACGGTAGTACTCGCTTATCACGATGAAAACCAATAGCCCAAGGATCGCAATCCCACCAAAGATGGTGAGAAAGTAAGTCAGACCCACGGCTACGGCTATTGCTACCAGGATTAAAAGCGTCTGTGCTAGACGCTTTAGAACCCTTAGAAAACTCATTGTGAAAACAACGACTTAGCTGGCGAAGATGTTGTATCTTCTAAGCCAAATGGAACCGTTGCCTCCGTAGGCTCGTCTACTGAAATGGTTTCAGCGACTACCTCTACAGGTTCAGACGCTTCAATCGTCTCTACCACAGTGTCTTCTT